TCCGCCTCGCCCTGGTAGTTGCCCGAGGCTCCGCCTCGCCCTGGTAGTTGCCCGAGGCTCCGCCTCGCCCTGGTAGTTGCCCGAGGCTCCGCCTCGCCCTGGTAGTATTAGGGTTTGCTTATATAGGGCGTGATCGCTCATACTCACCATTGTTACAATTATAGAATGATCATTCTATTGACACGCCTATTACGTTGCGTAGAATGAGCACATCGAAACACAACGCAACGGGGCAACCGAAATGGCGCACTTCTTTGATGTGGTTTTCATGGCTTGTGGCGCAGCATTCTTTGCTGCTATGCTCTGGCTTTTCGCCTTTATCGCCTTTTCGTTCTAATAGGGGGGTTTATCATGATTATTATTTTCAAGAATTTCCGTGCTGGCGATGTTGATGTTTCCGTAGAATATGATTCTGTTTATCAGGAATATGTTGTGCGTCAATTCTGTAACGGCACGGAAAACCGCGATGCAAAGTATTATACGGATGATAAAGAGGATGCTATTGGTACTGCACGTCATATGTTTAAATCTTTTCTTTCCGCTGATCTTTAATTAGGGGTTTATCATGGTTCGCAAGTCCCGTAAAATGCAATACGTTGCACGTTCTGGCAAGAAACAATGGAAGCCTAGCATTGAACATGCAATGGTTCTATCCAAGAATTACGAAGGGTTTTGTCTTACGTGTGGCAAAACACAATCGGGCGTCGAGCCGGATGCGCGCCGATATACTTGCGAATCGTGCGGCTCTGCAAAAGTGTATGGTGCGGAACAATTGGTGCTAATGGGGCTGGTTTTTTAATCTTTTGGTTTTTAATCTAATTTAGGGGTTTATCATGATTATTATTTCCAAATCTGAAATTGCCCGAATTGCCGGCAACAAGTTTATTTCCGTCAGCTTCCTGAAAAAGGATGGCACGCCGCGCACTATAAACGGGAGACTCCACGTCAAACGTTATTTGAAAGGCGGGGATAATCCTAATACGCGAAAGGATGAATTCCTCATTATCTATTCGGTGAAAGACAAAGGCTACCGCACGATAAACCTTGATACGGTTTTTCGTATCGCAGCATCCGGCAAAGAATACTTGATTGGTGGCGTTATCTGATTCTTAATCAATACCGTTTGAAATATAGCGGTATTGCGTAAGAAAGTTTCCCGTAGTGTTCAATAAATGAGGTATATCGTGTTCTATATTTACGACGCCAACAATGAGATTTTCGGTAATCCTAAGGGTTACAAGACTCACGCAATTGCACAGCGCATTGCCACCCGTTACCGCCATAAATTGTGGAGCATTTACGACCGGCGAGAATTGATTTATTCGAAGTCTAATCGGATTTATAGTATTGAATTTATTCCGCATTTTGCTTTTTCTTAACTCACTGTATAGGGGTTACACAATGCAACAATTCGCCCAAATCATGCTGCCTTTTGACGTGCTGCGCGATGTTGCGCATTCGATTCAGTTCGATAGCAAAGAATCTATTCTTCTGAGTCTTGATGCCGCAATGCGTTATTTTGAAAAACGGCGTATTGCACAAGGTAAAAAAACGCATGCGTCTAATTATGCTCGCACTCTCGGAAGGCTCTATTCTTTTATTGCAGAAGGTGGGAAAGCACCGTTTTCTATCTTTGCAGAAAAAGGCAATTCTAAACTTCCCTCTTTCGTTGCCTTTAGCAGCCTACCGGGCGTTACTTGTCCTGGCGCTGGTGAGTGCCTTCAATTCTGCTATTCGTTCAAAGCATGGCGCACACCTGTGGCTTTCGGTCGGCAAGCGATGAATGCTTATATTCTTCGATTCAAGCCGCAATTGATCGTTGCTGCGCTTAATGCTTTGATGCGGAAAAAGAAGTTTTCCGAAGGATTTACGTTGCGCTTGTATGTTGATGGGGATTTTAGCTCAGTCTCTGATTTTGCTTTGTGGCAGGGTATTTTGGCGGAGCGCCCGACGATCAAAGCATACGGATACAGTAAATCGTTCGCTGAAATTCTGGCTTATGCAAAGTCCGGAGCATCGTTCGCCAGCAATTACGTTTTGAACGTATCAGGCGGACACAATCACAATGAAAGCACGGTAAAGGCTATTGAAGCCTTGCCTATCACCCGAGGTGCTTTTGTGGCAGTGCCTGTGGCCCGTTCTGGCCGATCAATTGATCACGGCAATGCAGAGCATAGGAAACACGTTCAATCGGCCACAAAGGCCATGCACAACGTCAAAACGGCTTTCGCTTGTCCCGGACAATGCAACACTTGCACAAGTAGCGGCCATGCTTGCGGCAGTATGAAATTTAAGGGTATTACAATTGGAATTGCTGTGCATTAACAAGGGTCATATCGTGAAATATCTTTTTATCGCTTACATTGTGGTTATGTCTTTTATCATGCTGGTCTGTTTCACTCACGCTATTTTCAATAGGGAATAAGACAATGTTAGCCAACATGGAAATTGTCCAGTGTATTACAGAGACAATCAAAATTCTAGAAGCGCGGAAATATCGCTTTGCCGTGCAATTACGTAATCTTGAGGTTGATCGAATTTATAACGGTCGATCAACAATGCACCAAGAGCAGGATCTAATGCGGAGCATTGTGCAAACAGAACGCGCCGTGCATTCTCTCAAGACAAAACGCGGAATGCTATATAAAGCAATGCGCGATAATCAATTGAGTCTTACGGGAGATTGAATAATGCACGCTATTGACTGGGATGCTTCAATCCTGAAACCTATGAACCAATCCAATATGACGGGAAATGAAACACTGATTTTCTCAAAGCGTATCGGCCCCATGTTATGCCATGCTTTCCGTGATGCCTTCGGCCGTTACCGCATTATCGGCACAATCAACAATGAAACAATTGCAGGCGTTATTTCTTTTCCATGTAAAGGCAAGAAAGCAGAAATACAATACCGCTACACCAAACCAGAATATCGGAATAACGGCGCAACAAAGATATTGATTAACATTGCCCGAGAGAACGGAATTAATTTGTTTCCCTCCCAATGGCAAAGCGAAGCAGGACAAGCCTGCTACAAATAACCCGCCAGGCCGGATTACTCCGTCCTTTCTTTTATCCCTAATATCAGTAGTTATTAATAGTCTAATGCTTCTAGGTGCAAGCCTATGGCAGAAACAATCGTGCGCAGCACGGAAAGCACTCGTATAACAATGAGAGAACACATCATTGCAGGTCATTAAACGACGTATAAGCGGGTAAAACATGCTCGGGAAGGGTAGGGTAGTCTGGACCTATACAATCGGCTCTAAGGGCCTGTAAAGGGCCTTAAAATCAATAGAAGAAAATGCTTATATTGGTGCAGGGACTGTGTTAGCTGTCGTCTGGTTGTGTTAAGCACCTCATTTCGTACATACGTGTATATCCATACACAATCCCTACATCCAACAAGGGCACTATATATGCGAAGCATAAAGACTCACACTACTATATATAGTGGCTTTCTAGTTTTTATTGCATTACCAGATACAAGATACAGGGTATTGATTCACACAATAAGCATTCTATTAAATACCAGATGGCTTATTAGATTATTTATTCGCCATCATTGCACAATGAAATACAAATAACACAATATGCCCTTGCATACATTAGCCTATGCTAACATTAACATCATCATTATCTAATGTTCTTTCGTGCTGGCACGAAATATGCTTACATTCATCGAATGCTTCGATGATCACACTTAGACTTGGTTGTCAAGAGGTGTATGTATATACACATCATTCATTCTTTTTATGTGTGGATATTTTTATTTTACTTGACTTATGGGTTGGAGTGTGGTAGGTGTGTCAAGACCCTCAGACATAAATACGGGAATTATCAGAAATAAATCCGGCATCTTCCAATGTGTCTCCCTCCTTGTGCTCCGCACATCGATGGTGTTAAATCACACGTATGAGCAAAGCGAATAACACATATGAACGGAGTGAATAACACTGATATATTTCTATGGGGAGAATTATGAATGTTCGATGACACAGGTGTCTAAAAATTAGGGGTGTGTTTTTCAAAGAAAAGGTGTGTTTTTATAAAAATAAAGCCCTCCTTCCTGAGAGGGAGAGCTTCTATTATAAGCATCATATTACACAGGATACAGCAGAATTCAATTACCCCTATGTTCGTTATAAACGGATTTTCCTAAAAACATCAAAACTGGGACGCTTTTTGTCCCACCCCACTAGACTAGACATTTGGGCGATTAGTAGATACAGACCATACGAATACCTTTTATATCACACTCCCCTCTTTGTTATAAACGGATTTTCTAAAATAACCCTCAAGTGGGACGCTTTTTGTCCCGCCTAGAACATCAGTGTGTTATGTTATTCAAACTCGTAGTCTGCAAGTAGTGCCCTTACCTTCCTCTCTGGAATACCAACCTCTTTGGCTATCATCCTCCTACCCATTCCTTGTTTGAACAGTCTGTGTGCCTCTATTGCTAGTGCTAGGTTCTTGTCATCATTCTCGATGTAGCGGATAACCCAGTTCTCTGTCTCTCGTTGCTTTTTTAGGGATTCTAACTCAGAGCACACCTGTTCCATGCTGTCACATATTAGTTTATTCTCTTCCTTTACAGACTCCATCTTGACATAGGTTAGTTGTGCTGCTCTCCACAGTCTTAGTGCTGCTCGTAGAGAGGCAATATCGTCTGCCTTTGTGAGATAGGAGATTACACACTTCATCAAGGGATCATCCGCTTCCTTTGTTGATGTAATACCGACATCAGAGAGTGCTGCTTCTATAATGTCCTTATGTTTTTTTAATCTCTCCTTACCTTGCAAAGATGGTGGTGTGTTTGGCATAACATCTAGCCCTTTTCTGATATATGAATCAACAAGAAGAAGAATATATTGCTCATATTCCAACACATCAACAACCTTCTCTGCCGTCTTTCCAAGCTCTTTCATCACGGCTTTGTTAGCTGCTACTAGAGCAGATCGAACAGCAACAACATCTCCGTCGTGTTGCTCCCTCACCATTTCAAACACTTTTGTTAGTAGTTCTGTGTAGCTCTCATCAGCCATCCAATCCTCCATATTTTGTAATCAGCTTTTCATTGAAGCTGTCAGAGAACATCTTCCCTTTGTAAGTTGGTTGGAATAGGGTGTCAATAAAGGATTCAATCTTGTTGGCAATATGCAAATACTCAATTGGTTCGTCAATGTGAAAATACGGATGCTTATCTGGTAGTTTGTTCAAAGCATCGCGAATCACTTTACGATACCTTTTGTTCCTCCACTCACCAACGCCACTAAAGAAGCATTTTAATCCGCATGTTTCCGATATGTTGTGTAGTGCTTTTTCAATACCGGGGAGGCGTCGTCTAATAACTCTGTTGAAATCATCCGTACCAAGAATAGCCAACTCATTAGACCAGTCTGTTTTATCAATCATTGTGGTAATTTCAGACATGATCTCTTTGTAAAGATCATCTTCAGAGATTACAACTGACTTGGCCACATGCTCCAACTTATCAAAATTATCTTTCTGTTGTGTACCATTTGCAGCTAAACACCACCAACGGTATAGGGTTGCAACTTCTTTATCTTCATACTCTTTGGTGTATGGAGTTTTCTTTGTGCTAAGGCAATTACGGTTTGCATACCACTCAAACATCTCTTGGTGTTCAGACATGTATTTGATGGTAGTGACTGTCTTCCCCGCTCCGGGAAGAGAATCTAACACTTCAACTAATTTGGTCATAGGGGTCAGGAAATTCTAGATCAAAATAGAATGCTTCATTGAAATCTTGGATGTTCTGGATTTCATCGTCTGTAATATCTTCAATTGTGTAGTGCATGTTTCTCTCCTTAAATATAAAAGGAACAGCCACTAGAGCCGTTCCTATATTATGTGTCAATTACACACTACCCTCTTTCTCCAGCAATGTATTCTTGAGCATTTCATTCTCAGAGAGAATCCTAGTGATCTCCCTCTCTTTCTCGTCTAGCTTCCGCGTCGTCTCATTGAGCTTGTTAAAGCTGTCATAAGCATCTTGACAAAACGAATAAACAGTATCAATAGGAACGGGCACTCCATTTACAAGAGCATTGGCGAGATTGGCATCAAAACGAACAGACATTATTGCTCTCCTGTGTCTAACTTATGCGTCAGCGTCTCTTCAGACATGGCTCGTGTAGGGTGAGGATCAGTGATACGCCACTCTCCATACATACCATTCCTAGACCACCTATACACATACACCTCATAATATGACTCCAACCACACCCAATGCTCTCCTACTCGTGTAGGAAGGAATGCAAATTTCTTCTGAATAATCTTATCTCCAAACTTTGGATTTGCTGGAGTCTTGGCTTTCCATTTCATTTCAATTCCTTTATTCCAATCTTTCTAAGAAACACACAATCTTGCCCAAGGCAGTGCAGATTGCTTGTCCGTGTGATTTCAAATCCCTCTCGAACACATCACCACCACCTTTCCAGTTGGTAGATATCCAAGTCCTCTGTTTAATAGATAGTGGTCTATTCTTAATAGCGACTTGTTGGGCCATTCCAAACAACATGCGCATTTTGGGAAGATATTTCTTAGGAGAATTATGTGGTGTTCTTAAACGACCCCCATCAACAACACTTGAGACAGCGTTGGGCATAGTCTGTAGCTGAAGATTTAGGAGTCTTTCTTCCTGAACAAGAGAGTCGTAGTCAAAACAACCACTATCAAAATAAGGATGCGGTGTTCGCCCACACCCATCTTCATAAATAAAATCTCTGTGCTCGTCTAAGAACATCTCTTCTTCCATAGATGCCCACACAGCATCTGCGGCATGACTTCCCATATATGTTCTCCTTAGCTAACACTAACATCATGGATAATACTATAACGCTCATCACCAAACATCTCTTTCCACTCTAGTATCTTGAAATTCACTGCCGCTGAGAATATATCTGGTGTGCGAACGGAAGACTTCAGATTGAACCCTAGAATATATTCACAATCGTTTGTGTAATAACTTGTACGTGTAAAGGAAAGGGAGGGATGTCCATACACCCACTCCTCAAACCCGTCTGACTCAATATCTCGTAGGTCTTCTTCAGAGAGTTTAAAATACTTCTGATAGAAGTCAAGAGCATCTTCCTCAGACCCGAATGACCTTCCAAGATATAGGATAGGATTATAGCTAATACCCATCATTCTTCTCCTTATAATATAACTGTATTATGTGTCAATGAAGAATCAGTGTCTCTCGTCCATTAGCAACATCATCTTCCAACATTGAGATACGATCAGTCAAAGCACTGGTAACACGAACATCAAAGACACCTAAAGAATTGGCTTCTTCTGTGTATTTGTCGATGGCCTCTTTAATGACCTCAATCTTCCCGATCTGCCATGCCTTGTGGGCTTGTTCTGGGGTGTTGAAATAACCGAGGTACTTTTGGCATTCACCACAATTCACATGAGATCTAAATCTATTCCGGTATTTATCAACACCTAATGGGTAATCTCCCCTTGCAGCAGCACAATCTGTAAGCAGATTGTTTATGTATCCGGGAATATAAATACAACTCTCTGGGCAATATACAAGGTTTCCTTTATTTATGATGTCCTTGTCCAACTGCCACCCTCTTACGTTATTCTCAACCCACCAACGTCTGAAATTAGAGAATAACAACCATTCCGGGCATACAGTTACATCTTTATATGCCGGGTTTTTCAGTTTCTCTTTATAAGAAAACCCACGCGCTATGACGCCCGACCAAACTAGATATGCAGGGCACCTCCACGCATGTCTCTGCTTACCATTAGGTAGTCTTTCGTTCACACCTGTAACGTAGTCTGCATCATTCGTTGCAACGCCACAGACACCACCTTTCTTGATTGGATACTTCTTAAAATCCCTAGGAATCACATATTGCTCGAATGCTGGCTCTAATACATCACGACCTCTCATACTCATCCTTTAGTTCTGAACATTCCTTTTCTTTATCTTCCAACTTCTTAACTGTATCGTGTAACTTATTAAAACTATCATGTTTGTCAAAAGCAGCCCAGTATTCTTCCAGCGGAGTCCATAGAAAATTGTCATCAATCTCATACCCGTCTGCTGTAAGCATCAGTCTGTATGTTACAGAAACACCGTCCTGCTCAAATGACTCCGGTGGGGTTGGATCATCCACATCGTAGAATTCTGAATTACCTGTGTATTCCCCGTCTTCTAACTGAATCCACTGTGCCTCCACTGAGCATTGACGAGGCTCAAACCATTCAGAGGCAAAAGATCCTCCGTGTTTCATGTAGATGATGTCCTGACTAACAGAAGGGACTTTCTCTTTAGCACTGTAAAAACTGAATGTAATCACTTTTATTCCTCCTGCTCACGACGGCTCTGCTGTTCACTCCAGCACATGAAGATAATACGTTCTAGATCATTGTCTGTCATGTGCCCTACAGATTGTTCTAGCTCTGCAATAAGACGCTCAAACCACCTAGCCTTCAGATAGGAATTGTGTTTCATTTATTTCTCCTTAATCAATATAGAATTCTGAATTATCTTCTGTTAGGGTCATACCATTGACAGTGGTTGTGAATGTAGTACATGCTGCATTAGATAACTTAAAACCTTTATTTGAATACTTAACAATCCTTCGTAGTGTGGCATTGGGATACTCCACCTTATTCAAATTGATGAGTTTATTTAAGTTATCGAAAACAAACCTATCATGCGTGTAGAAGGTGTTACCATCATATGCTGCACAACAGGCTGTTATGTCAAAAGAGGAAATCATGTCTTCACAATCTTTATAAGGGCGCTTATTGATAATCTGCACCTTAGTTCCTTCGGGGGTTTTGTATGTGTATAGCTGCCCTTTTGGACATTCAAAACACAGTTTATACCCAATGTCCTTTAGATCGGCTTTCAGCTTAAAGATAACACCCTGATCAAGAACAAATAGGTCATAATCCATAATTTCTTCAGAAGCATCTACAAGAGCGCGCAATGCTCCTCCGGCCAGAACAACACCACCTCCGAGTAGGGATAGGATGCTACTATCTAGCACGTCAAGATTCTCTTCTAGATTGAATGTGCTGTTATCAAAGCACTTCTCACAGATCCCAGAGATATTCACTTCACGCCACCCGGCAGGGGAGATTGTATTACTGAAAGAGATCTCTTCCCCGCAAGATGAACAGCATGTTACTTTTTGTGTAATCTCTTTAAAAATCATCGTATTCCTCGTATGTTTTTAGTTTGGACATCCACCAACACTTCTCTTCGTTATATTGCTTCACAAGTTGGTTATGGCGTTCCTTCCAATGCTCAACTCTAGATGGGTCGTTAGGATGGTAGAAGTGCTCATAGGCGGCCTTGGTACGAGAAGCATGATACTTTAAGTCATCCAGATGTACAAGTCTTTTCACAAAGGCTGTCCCACGAAGCCAATTAAGTAGGTGCTGTTTCATCTTCCCACTCCACAATGATTTTGAACTTACCTCTGTAAAATCCCCACTTATCTTTCGGGACAGTAACTAAAGCGAATAGATCGTATAGGTGTTCCTCGTGATCAATAAGGCTTTCACCATCGTAGGTTTTTTCAAAGAGTCTAATTGTCATGTTCCCACTCCTAAAGCAAGAATTCTGTAAATTCTTTTTCACAGTCTCTGGTCACACTGCTCCATACACTGTCCATTTCGATAATGCAAACACCAGCGTGTTCAATGTTATAAGGCTCTCCTGCATAAGTAGTGGTGAGAAGTGCTCCGTGCTTGTCAAGTAGTTCTTGAAGATCCTTACGAAAAGCCATCTCTCGTTCTTTAGCTGTTAGCATGTGTTATTTCTCCGTCCCAAAAACGCCACAATTCTTCTTCAGACACTTCATCAATACGAATAATCTTAGCATCAAATACAAGTTGTTCATTCCAATGCTTTGTCACAGATGCCCTTATGCTTTGTTTGGACACACCATAAAGAAACATTGTGTGGAGGGCGTTGTTGTGCAGGAATGTGATTTTATACGGCTTCATTTATTTACTTCCAAAGGCTGCATCAACAACCATTTGTCCGATAATACGTTTTCCAGTAGTTACCGCATAGTCGTATAAACGATCCCACGAAGTCCTAGATACTTCTTCGTAATTGAAGAATTGTTCCCAACGATACACTCGTTCCCCTGTGTCTAGGGTTAGTTGAATAGTCTTACCACCAGCACGGGTGTCTTCTCGGAGATCCTTGCCATATTCAATAACTTTAATTTCTGCTTTCATTATTCTGTTCCTCCTTTTGTGCAGCTTTCAGATCAACACGCCACCAACCAGCAAAGTCCCCATCTTCCATCATCTCCCCCATAGGAAGCCTTCGACCTTGGAGACGATGAGCATACACGACAGACCATCCTTTGTAAAGCAACACTTTGAACAGGAGTCTCAGTCGTGCTCGTGTCATCCTACCCAACATCCCGCTGATCTTCACCACTTTATCAGACAGCGGAGTGAATATGCAGATTGCTTCAAAATCCATATCATCGCTTTCAGCATTCTTAAGAAACCGAATGATGCCAATCCCATTCTCAACAGAGAGTCTGGCACCATCCTCATAATACTCTTCACTCATGTGCTAACCTTTTTAGTACATTCATAGGACGCAGCTTCTAGGACCATGCACTGAGCCACCCACGAGGGTGTTCTTGGATTGTAATCTGCATACTCTTTAATGCTGTATCCGAATGTGGCTTTAAACCAAACACTGTCTTTTCCAACGTGTTTTAGAGCACGCCTGATATACTTAGTTTCGGATGCTGGGTAATACCAAGCTGCCAACTTAAAGTTCATATTACTTGCAAGATCCCGCATCCAACCTTCGTCAAGCCAGTGTAGTTTAAGATGGGCTTCAGCCCAAGTTTGCTGCTCTTTCCGTCTCAAAGCAATGGCCTCACGATCCTCTTGTGTAAATGCACGAGGTTTTAGATGAGGGAAAATTCTGTTTTCGTTGAGTTGCAATGGTGTTTCTAGTGTGTTTTCCATTATTTATCCTTTAGATGTGCTTTGATATTACCGAGGGTTTTTATCGGATAATACCCCTTATTCTCCCCACAAAAGGGTGTTACAATCAATTTTGTTAGCTCGATGGATCTGTGATGACAATAGTTCCATCACGTCTCACCATAACATTATTTTCATGGAGGTCATTAACATCCACCCCATGCTTTTCAAAAACCGTCTTCAGATGCCTAATTGAAGACTGTGTAAATCCTTTCTTATTACGGACAGTCTTAAAGTCGCGCCCATAAGGGTTGCTCCCATAATAGTCGTCCCAAGCGTACCCCGATCCTTGAAGATATGTGGCGATGCCCCACACCCAAGCAGAGGAGATTTCTTGATAATGTTCTTGCCATGTTTTGAGTTTTTCAATAACAGTGATCAACTCAGCAACCTCTCCATAAGAATTTCTACGAACTGCTAGAAACTTACATCTGGGCAGGTGCCTAGACCGGGAAGAAATCATGCTACCAGCAAACTCAAGATAAGGCTCAACAGCAAACTCGTAACATTGGGACTGAACACGATACACCCAACCATTGTGCAAAATACTTTCTTTTGGGAAAGAATACACCTTAGCTGTTGCTCCTTCACCTAAAGCTCGTTTTTTCCTAGAAGACTTCAGATTTAGAACATCCTGCATTTCTTTTTCTGTAAGACTATTATGAATAATAGTATATCCTTGCACAGCCATCCTCCTTGCTAGTGAATTAGTGGAGAGATTGTGCGCTCAGGGCTGGTGTTTGTCAACGATAAAAAATGTGTTGTCCGATTTTTGCAACAGGTTCCAACTTCTTGGCCCACTTCGGCTTCACTCTGGCTGCATGGTAGTGTGTTGCTTCACCCACTGGATTAGATATTGCACCAGAAATGACACCATGTGCTATCTTCCTAGCTGTAATCCAATCATTATTAGTTGGTGGTGTCTGTTTATGTTTATCTTTTAAATAAGAGAACTGGTGCGGTTGGTGGATAACCTCTCTGACAGAATTCTTCCATCGAGGATCACTCTTACGATTCAAAATTACATGGGCCACAGCAGCCTTACCGATATCCGGTTCTCCGCGAGCCTCGAAGATGATAGCTTCCGCTAATTTGTTGCAACTAACATCTTGCAGGCACGCCACGGTTGTTTCTTTATTGGCTACATTCATAGCTTTTTCGGAAACACTTATCTTCTTTGTAATAACGACTGGAATGTTTTCTTTTACGAGTATCTGTGTAGGGGGCTTATTGATAGTTGCTAGGACACTGATTGACAGGGTGAATAAAAATAATGTTAATTGTTTCATTTATTTCTCCATATAAAAATAAAGCCAGCATGAAGCTGGCTTTTGGTTACTTCGGTTTAAAAGAATGCTGCTAAGAGCGTCACAGCGGTGACTAGAAGTACAGGAATAATAAGAAAAAGAATGATAGACTCAATGAAGTGTTTCATTGTAGTGGATTTCCATGTTTATCACATTCACGAATAGCCTTTCCTACAGGAAATTGTAATAAACCACTATCTTTGTATCGTGTCTGATAAGCAACTGTCAGCCATTTCCCGATGTATTCTTCCGGATGTCCAAGCTGATGTTTTCTTTGTGTGAAGTCTCCGAAAGTGACATTGAATGGTAAGCCTGACGTGCCATCAAGACAAACGAGAACAGCGTTGTCATTCCGATCTTTTTCAACACCAACAATTTTAAATTCTTCATCAACCATCTCCTTGTATTTATGCAGATCATTACTGCGCTTTCCAGACTCGTAGATGCCTGTCATGTTACGACACATAATACCTTCAAATTTATCCTCGACAGCACGTTTATGTAGCCGTTTCATATGTTCTTCATCAAAAACTTCCTCATGAATTACACGCCTAATGCAAGCGCGAGAGAGGCGAGCCTCGGAGAACATATTGCACAGTAGCCCATAACGTTCCTTAAATGGAACATCTTTAATTACAACATCAAACGCCCAAAATTCTAGCTCGTTGTGCAGAGGATTTGTTGGGGTGCGAATTGCACTGACAATCTCTTCAAGAAAATACCCATGATTGTAGATTTCACCATCAAGCACTTCACCTTCGCGCATTTCCTCAAACAGAGCGGTCTGAATATGGGGAATTTCCATAACCTTCCCTCCGCGAGTGCGAAGTTCTACACGATCCTTATGTCTAATAGCTAGGCAACGATTTCCATCTAGTTTTACAGATGCTAGGCAAGGAAATTTAAGAAGGTGTCCCTTCTTATGATAATCCACAGCGAGCATTGCCATCAGAGGAAGGTCTTCAAGTTCGTCTAGTGTAGGTCGGTATCCTTTGTCTAGCTGCTTCTTATATCGACTCTCAGCTTCAAGAACAGCTTGTTGTTCATTGGAGGTTTCGTTAGCACGCCCTATGTTTTTCCCATAGACAAGTTCTTCCTTGGTTGTCTGCTTACCATCCATTTTACCGTGTGAGATGGTAATCTTATTGCCTTCAGCAGCCACACTCCATACCTTGTAACCATCTTTCTTATCTTTGCCGTACAAAACCTTGAACATATTCTCTCCTTATGTGTGCTGAATTACTTGAATGTCTGTCATGTCCCTAATAGCTTCCATACAGATTTTACAGGGTTTTGCACAAAGAGGCTTCCCTTTTTTATTAAATCTTGTCACCATGATCCTATAGGCTTTGTCAAGGTTTCTACACTTGATGATAGCAGCCATTTCTGCATGAATAAACTGTTTTTCCGGTAGCCCAACGGCAGCAGCATACTTGGCTTGAAGCGTGTGCGTTTTTATATAAGAGTTATGCCCAATTGACAAAACTCTGCCGCGCTTATCATAGATTGTCGCTGTAAGATGATGCTGTTGTTTAGCTTGTTGGTTACACATAGGTTTTCAGTTGATTATACGGTCGCTCGTTTATCATACACTTGTGCCCAAACAGACTACTCCTAACGAAACTATTTGGGTAGTGTTTTTTACACCAACGCTCTGCTTCTTCTAAGGACGAGGCATGTACAAAGATATAATCTCCGTAGGTGTTTGTCAAGTAAAATTTTGCAGGAGGAGTTTCACCAGCTTCCAGCCACTTCTTCAGTACGAGTGTTGTTTTCATGTAATTTCCTTTATTAAGTATTTGCAGGAAACGCCTGCTCTACTTAAAGAGTAACCTAAATGCCGCACCGCGTCAAGAGTGGTATATTAATAAACTACCCGAAATAAAATACCCAAAATAAAAGCCAACCCTTCAGAACTAGTCTGCGTGGTTGGCTTAGAGTACAGTTATCAGTCTTCCATGTCAAGGACTTCTTCGAGAGTCGGATCCCCAACTTCTTCATCTTGTTGGCTAGACATCATCTCTTCAAAATGCTGACGATATTCCGCTTCTCGCGCTTCTGAGTATTTTCCTAGACGCTCCTCAAGTTCCTCGGGGCCAATATACATTTCCTTACCATCGAGCACACCATCAATTTCTGCATCACTTAGAAAATTCTTATAGGTGGAGCGTACAAAACGACGAATTTGTTCTAGTGTGTGCGCAGATGCAGCGTGAATATCATGCACCTTACCATATCCGGGGGCAAATGAACCTGTATGCACCATCATTGTGCTCATATCATCTACTTCCCAACCATCACAAGCCAGGGCAATAGCACCAGCAGCACTAGCACAAGTGGGGCCAATACGGCAGGTTACGGGTGCTGCACAATCCTTAATTGCACGTCGTAGAAGAATACAAGTGTCCAAGGAGCCACCGGGAGAAGATAGGTCCAGTTTAATTTCGTCATCTTCTCCAGCAGAGTCTAGAAGATTGAACAAATTGGCATACTCAGATGCTGGTCCAATCGGGTTGTGCATCCGTACAATAAACTTGCTCCACCCTTGCTGGTTTTGTGAGATTGTGTAAGATACTTTTGCATCCTCTTCATCATCTTCTGTGCTATTTCGCGTATTGTTCAGGTTTGAAATCATTTTATACATAGTCTCTCCTTAGTTAATGAAGCATCTTACTACTGCTCCTGTTTTGTGTCAAGCGATATTAACTGATGAAGCCTTGATAAGCTCGAATGACTGTCTTTACAATCTCACTCCGTTGCACGTCATCAACCTCAAAGGAGTGGAATGCTACATCATCAAATTTAGGATTCATGTCTTCATCAAAAAATCGCTTAAGTGCATCCTTGAGGCCATTACGCTTTGCTGCCTCACTTGCGTAGAGTTGATTACTATCACCAACCACAACCACCTTTGAACCAACACCTACGCGCTCAAGAAGTAGTTTCATAATCATTGGCTGTAGTGCTTGTGCCTCGTCAATCAGGACAAGTGAATTGTCCCATGTGGCCCCCAACTCGTAGTTTGGGATTTTAAAGAAAATCCTGTTGTCAAGGTCAGTCTCCACCTTAGATTTCGACATAAGTTGTTCAAGAATTTTCTTTGAACTGGCAAAGTGTGGCTCCACCTTTACAGACAGTTCGTTCGGAAGAAAGCCAATCTTGTCTAGGCCGCCAGCTTCCACAGGTGTCCTGATGATAATGATCTTCTTGTGGGGGTTGCTCAGATACTCCTTGACAAAACAGTGAAGAACCGCTGTTGATTTTCCAGTCCCGGCAACAGAATCTACAAATGTTAATGTGTTAGCTAGGATTTTACCACACAGTTCTTTTTGTGATTCTGTTAGCTTGAAAGAATGCAGTCCAAAATGTTCCTGCCAACCTTCCGCTTTACGATTAACGCGAGGATGGGTTCCTTCTGCAACTTTCTCACGACGAGTTTTTTGAGTGCGAGCCATTATACCTCCAAGGATGAGGGGCGTTGCCCCTTGGAATCAATCTACTATGCAGAATTACTTTACAGAGTCACTTAGACTTACGACCAGACTTCTTTTGCGTCACTGGTTTTTCAGCTTCAGCATGAACAGACTCTACCACTTCCTCTGGCTCGATGTCAATTACAGGAAGTCCGTCAAGCATTGAATCTACCGTCACTAGGTCAGCCTCTTCTGTTCTACGGAAAGTGCATTTATATGGCGTGTCAAAACGAATCCCACCAATACCAGAGTCTAGATCAACTTCATATCCAGCCAGAACAACAGCCTGACATTTCAGTAGGAAGAACATTGGATCATAATCAATAACGATTTCGTTGTAGTTTTCTACCATTGTATCTGGTTCTGCTGAAATACTTTCATCACGGAAGAGTCTCACTTCTTTGAGCATCCCTTGGAGACGGGGATAGCCTTTTAGGTTATTCACTACACGATAGCCATCCTTCACCGCCTGCTCAAAATCTGCCATAAACAGAAATGGGTTATCGTGGAATACATTTCTAAATTCAAAGTTGTCTGTGTTAATTGTCATTTTATAATTCCTTGTATTTTGTTTATGAAACATGCTCTACAAGGACATATTAACGGTAGTCTTTGGTGTTTGTCAATCCTTATAAAAAGATAGTTTGCCCTGATATGTTGAGATATTGACTTTATTGATACCCATATGTTATTATATTTTGTATTGCATATTGAACCAAGTTTTCGTACAAGGTTTCGTACAAGGTTTTGTACAAAGTTTCGCTGCCATTCCGAGGGACTTCTCTCTCCTTTGCCCTCGTAAGAGGATGCTCTTATGCTTCGGCATGAATGGTAGCACCTAATTTTAGGAGAATAAAATGCCATTTGTCAAGGGTGATAACAACATTAACAGAAATGGACGCCCAACTAAAGAGCGCATCGAAGAAAAAGAACTTAAGGCAGGTGAGCTTGATAACTCTATTCGTCGCCTTCGTAGAATTACACCAAAAGCACTAACAATCCTCATGCAAGGCATGGAAGACGAGTCTATCCCAATGAAAGACCGCATGAAGTATGCCAAGGATCTTTATGATATGTATCTTAAGACGCTTGGTGTAGATGCTAACATCAAACGAGGTAAGACTGCAAGCGTTGATGATGAGGAAGAAAAGCCAACCGTTCCAGCAGTTGTGTTTAAGTTGCACACCACTAAAACTGGAACTGATAAATGACAGACATCATCGACATCACTATTGTCAAAGGGGCAACATTTAAAGCCTCTTGGTTTGTCAAAGACAGTGCTGGCGAGCCAGTCCCGCTGGCTGGTTATTCTGCGAAGATGCAAATTCGTAAGCAAAACGGGACACTATTATTTTCATTCTCAACGGCAACGGAAATGACCATTACACCGAATGACGGTGGTGTTCATCTTCATATTTCAGACGAGATGACAAAAGATATTGACTGGTATCTAGCTAAATACGATGTTTTCATCATTGCACCAAATCAACCAGATGATGATGCTTATAAGATTGTGCGAGGCAATGTCTCTGTTGAAAATTCAGTAACACAAATCCATATTTAATAAGGAATTAAATAATGCCTATTATTGCTTCAGAAATCCAATATCGTCTATCTGGCGGCGCTTCAAACAGCGACCCTAGCGCTTCTCTTGGTGGTGTTAAGTCATCAACTGCTTGGACCTCAACTCTATTTGATGATGTATCTTCAGCAGAAGCTACAGCAGGTTCTGTGGAATATCGCTGCTTCTACGTCCATAACGCCAATGCAACTCTCACGCTTATTGCTCCTAAAATTTGGATTCAGGCAAACACTCCTTCGGCCACAACCACTGTTGCTATTGGTCTTGGGACATCTGCTCAAGGTGGGGATGAACAAACTGTTGCTAATGAGACCACAGCCCCATCTGCTGTCAGTTTTACTGAACCTGCTGATTTTGCGGGTGGTATTGCCCTTGGTGATATTCCTGCTGGTGGTCATCGTGCGGTGTGGATTCGCCGGACTGTGAATGCTGGTACAGCCGCTGTTGCTGACAGTTTCACTATCCGAGTGCAAGGCGACACTAATCCTTAATTTTTGAGAGGTGAGTAATGCGACTTAGGCACGCAACGACAACGGCGACGATTGGCGCGACGCAGTGGAATGAATCCCACGTCCTCGCCACGCACGACCTCGGCAACATCACCGGCAGCGTGTCGATCACGCTCGAAAACGGCAGTGTGCAGCGCGGCGTCCTGACGGGCAACGTCACATTCACGCTGCCGACCGTGCCGGCCGGAACGGCTGAGCACCTGACGCTGATCCTGACCAACGATGCAACCGCAGGCCGCGCTGTGACGATCACCGGCATCCAGTGGGTCGGCGGCACTGCCCCGACGTTTGATACCGCCGCGAACGCGAAAAACATTATTGTTCTGCGCGGCACGAACACACACGGTTGGATCGGCGACGGAGGGAAATTTGCATGATGTACTACCGACTCCCGGACGGCGAGCCGTCCAGTAATCTGCCGTCGCTGATCCCGCACGTCATCAATCCGCAGGCACTCACCGACGCCGAGCTGTCCGACTACAACGTAGCGCGCTGTGCCGTTGTCTATCCGACCGTCGAGTGGTGGCAGCAGCGCGGCGCACGGCAGATCGACACGACGCAAACGCCGCACGTCATCACATGGGCCGTCGAGACCCTCCCGCTGGAAGAGGTAAAAACCATCGCATGGCAGCGCATCAAAGACCAGCGCGACGAGCGCCAGCGTGGCCTGATGCCCTACACGTACCCGTCCGGTGACACGCATCACAACGAGATGACCGAAAAGGTTCTGCGTGACCTCAACGGGCAGGCAACTGGCGCGCTGATCCTGTCCAGCACGGGCGTCACTGACCCGGTGATGCCATGGACCACCCACGAGAATAGCACGCACTACCTGACTCCGGCGCAGATGCTGTCGTTCGCAATGGCGGCGCTCCAGTGGCACAGCAATCTTCACATCCAGTCCCAGACGATCCGCGCTGCGATCAACGCCGCTGAAGATGTCTCGGCTGTGGTTGCTGCTGCTCAGTGGCCGGAGGTGTAACGTGGCGCAATACTGGTTGTCGTGTGATGACTCCTCTACGGGGACGGTGATTGTCGGCAACGCGATCTCATTTATTACTAACAACGCGACTGCAACCGACGGAAAAGTGAGGTACGTTTCGCCACTGACCGCAAACGTTAGGTCGCTGTTCGTGGACGCGGCGGCTCCAGACGTAACGTCGCAGGATGGCATTGAGCTTTACTTTTCTTGTCTGCAAAGTAGCAACACCGTAAACAACGGCTTCTCCGGCGGCATTGGTATTGCTAGTGCAGATGGTACGCAGGGATACGTTCTTGGCTTCACGAACGAGTTCTATATGAAGTACCACATCGTAAAATGGACGGGTGGCGGCGCCAGCACTCAGTTGAGCAAGTTCGGGACGTTCGACAATCCGTTCGCAGGTCAAGATACGAACTTGTTTAAGCAGGCTCGTTTTCAGATTCTGGCTAACGGCACGGTTCGCGGGCGCATGTGGAACCGCTCGAACCAAACCGAGCCTGCGACATGGCCGTTGAGCGCTGCCGGCCAACCACACATCGTGGGGGGCAAGGTCGTCGTCTTCGTTCAGACAGGGTCCAGTGATACGATCGTCGATTACATCGGTATTGGAACAAACGGCGACCCCGCACCCACCGGTCCGGTCGGCCCCTCCGAGCGCTGGCGCTCGCGTCTTATCTTGACGCCGTGGTGACGCGATGAGTTTCTTCGACAGCGGTTTTTTCGACGGGGCGTTTTTCGATACGGCAGTCACGCCGACGATCACCGCCATCACTGCGTCCAGCATCACGCAGACGACGGCGACGATCACCGTCTCGCGCAGCAACCCGGCAGCGGGCACGCTGTATCTTGTCGTCGTCCAGCAGGGCGTCACGCCCACATGGTCCCGCATCAACATCGCCACAAACAGCGGATGGACGGCGACGACCGTCGCGTACCACGACGCAGACACCGATCCCGGCAGCGGCGCGACTTATCAGTTCGTTCCCGATGCTTCCGGGCTGAGCGCATCGACGGCATACGATCTGTGGACGGTGTGGGATGACGGCGCGACGACCGTGGGACCGGTGCAGGGAACGGGGTTCTCGACCGGCCCGATCTCGATCAACATCCCCGTGCTATCTGCCCCTTCGTTCTTGAGTAGGGTGCCGCAAGTGACTCTCACATTTGAATAATGAGGAACCAAAATGACGATTCAACCCAAGTATCTTGCCCCCGTCACCTTTTTCCACGATGTAGAAGTGGACGGCTATACGCCTGTCCCGTTCGTTGCAGGCGGTGTTTACGCTTCTCAGATTATTGATCGCACTGCTTCGCCAACCTTCGCTGAATTTGTAACCCTAACTTTTTCTTCTGATGTGGACCCGATCAGTGGCGAAGTGGACATTTACGTGTACAGCGACATCGGCCCCGGTGGGACGCCCTATGAAAACGACGCAAACTGGATTTTTCCGCAAGTAGTCCAGGCCAATGTCGCCTCGCCAAAATGGAGCGTCAGCGCATCCCTATCCGGTGTTCCTATTTCTACGCTTCCGCTTAAGCTTGTTGGCACAATGACGTTGGCTAATGCCGGTTGGCTGACTCGCCCCTACACATTCAACGTAGCGTCAGTGTTCGGCGGCATTGTTCCTCCACGTTGGGCCGTGGTTGTTCACAATAAGTCCACGTTCGGCCTGATCGGCGAAGGCCCTAACGGTCAAAAAGCTTGGGGCCAGGTGGTCGGTATGGTTGCGGAGTCGGTGTAATGTTCGCCGCCAACGAGAACTACCCCGGTGCGATCTTCGGTTTCCTGCCGCAGTTCTCTGTGGGCGCTCCGGCCCCACCCGCTGTAGCACCAATAATTACGGTGATCGCTATCTCTGATAGCACTGCAAACGTCACAGTACCCGCGATTGCTCAATACACCAGCGTCGACTTTGAGGTGCGTCCGAAATGAGACTGATAGCTCTGCACTCTAAGAAGGTCACCGCTGAGGCCGCAAAGCGCGTGCTTGCGTCTTACGGCGGCACGATTGTCGACCATTTTCCTCAAATTCGCGCCCTTGTTGTGGACTTCGACCACAACCCTCGCCCCGCACTGTCCGGACATCAGGCTTTTGACAGCATCGAGGAAGAGCGCAATGAGTCGGCGGTGGCGCTATCGCTCAACGACACGTACTACAGCAGTCAGTGGCAATTTCAGGCTTGTCGCCTCGATCAAAACGGCGTGTGGTCGGCTACGGGCGGGCAGGGTGTCAAGATCGCCGTCATTGACCGTGGTGTGAACACCGCTCACTCAGACCTTGCTGGAATGAATTATTCGGCATGGAACCCTGCGCTGCAAAGCACGGACATTTCGCCAATTGGTTCTCACGGCAACGGCACGCTGAGTATGATTGCCGCAACACCGAACAACTCAAACGGCATTGCCGGTGTTGCGCCGGGTGCGGAGTTTTTGCTGATCAAGATGAACTCTCTGACCACGGCGGAACAGATCGCCAGCATCCTTTACGCGGTGGATCAGGGCGCCGACATCATCTCGATGTCCATCTCCGTTTCCCCCCATCCGGCAATGCAGGCCGCTGTTGCCTATGCACGTCGCGCAGGTGTCGTGTGCGTGTTTGCCTCATCGAACGTCGTTAATTCTGAGACCAGTGACGGTATCGGCACCAAAGACTGCATCATGGTCAGCGGCATCAATAAGAGCGATTACAGCCGCTATTTCAGCTATGGCGACTGGCTGGACATTATGGCGCCGGCCACCAACCTCTACGTGCACAACAAAACTGGGACGATACCCACGGGAGGCAACTCTTACGCCGCACCAATCGTCGCTGGCATCTGTGCGCTTGTGAAGCAGCGCCGCCCTGATCTTGGCTACGCTGACATTCGCGCCATTGTGCTTCAATCTGCGAACTGGGCTGCAATCCCCGGCAACACACCCGGTTGGAACAAGTACAACGGGTGGGGTCTAGTCGATGCTCAAGCCGCACTTGCACTGGCCGATACGTGGGTATCGATCGGTTGGCGTTCACCGAGCGTGACGATCGTGAGCCCTGCACCCGGCGCAACAGTCACTACCGGTCAGGTTACAAACATCACGGTTGCGTCACAGGATGACATCGCCATCCAGACGATCAAGATTTTCGTCGATGATGTAGAGGTTCACTCGGCCAACGCATCAGTGACCACTTTCTCTTGGACGCCCGCGACAAACGGCCGATTCAAGATTCGCGCCGTCGGCTACGACGATCTCGGTCAGGATGCCCCTTCAACAGAGATTTACGTTACGGCCGTCGGGGCGTATCGGGTGTCGGGCGCCGAGGCTGCAAAGCTGCTTGAGAACCTGACGAAGTCACAGGATTTTGAGGTACGCGCTCGCTATGTGAACTCTAGTGGCGAAGGCCCTTGGTCTGACTGGACAACCTTCTCGACCGGCGCGGTTGCGCCCGAGACTGCCCCTGGCGGCCTTATCGTTGAGCGAGCAGGGCGCGGATACCAGATTTACTTCTCGCCTGCCGACAACAACTCGACGCAAGAGTACAAGTTCGGTGAATCTGGCACCTGGGCCGAGGCAAGCAATCCACTCGTCTTGACAACTGAGAAGGGCGGCGGTACACTGTACCTGCGTGGTGTTAACGCAACGGGCGAGAGCGTTTATGCGACGACCGCGCTTGAGTTCAGTAATCTGTTCTACGTCGCAAGCGATGTTTCATCTGGATATGCAGTAAGAACTTCTGTACAACCGACGGCTAATTCCTTTTATATCATAAGGGGGGAGGTCCAGAAAGAGGCGTCTGTCGGCTACGACGTAATGGTTTCTGCCCAATCAGATGTTAGTTCTTCCTACTTCATAAAAGAGTTAGTTCAAAATGAAGCATCGGACAACTATTCCGTAAGAGCCTCTGTAAGTAAGGACATATCTTCAACTTACAATGTAAGAGCAAATGTTCAAAATGATGTTTCTTCTACACACGACGTAAGGTCGTTTGTTCAGAAAGACGTTTTAGATGATTACTTTGTTTCGTCAAGTGTTCAATCTGACAAGGCATCGACCTACTCTGTAAGAACCCCTGTTTCACAGGTCGCTGAAGCTAATTATACAGTTTTCAACTCGGTTCAGAACAATGTTGCATCAACTTATTCTGTAAGACAGGAAGTTAAAAAAGACACAGTGTCTTCTTACACCGTTGATGCCGCTGTAGGTGTTGTCTCAAATGAAACCTCATCAGAATACTTAGTCCGTTCGTCTGTTGCTGAAGACAGGCTGTCGTCATTCAATGTGCGCTCCACAGTGTTTGATGAAAAGGCAGGGACATATGGCGTTCTCGGTACAGTGCTTGAAGATAGCACATCGGCATTCCTCGTAAGAGAAAGCACCGGCACAGAAGTATCAGATGAATATGGTGTCTTGTCTGCTGTATTTGAAGATGTCATTGGGCCATTTAATGTTCTCGGCGTTGTATCAAGCAGTGTTACATCTTCTTATGAGGTGGTTTCAGCTTCAACGGTAGCAACAAGTGTTTCTGGTTCTTATGCTATCAGAGACTCGGTGTTGTCGTCGAACGAGAGCACATATTTTGTCAGAGATGTGATAGCAGCATCTTCTGAGGGCAGTTATGTTGTCCGTGAAGTTGTTTCTCAAGATAATGCCGACTCATTCATTGTCCGGTCTGTCATCTCTCAAACAGCAGAGGATGATTACTTCGTCGTCAGTGTAGTTACCAAGGATACCTCGTCTTCTTATGAAGTCTTGTCCGACAAAACACCAGTAGGAAATTCTGTAACGAGCGGCTACATAATCTTCAACAGTGTCTCTGGAGATGTTGTTTCGTATTACAACATCTTTGGTGGGTTTGCTGTTGTTAAGAGGTATAACGTAACGTTGAAGAAAGGTAATGTGTTCCATATTACATTGCAATAACAAGGAGGCTGCATGTTTGTTGTACAATTAACAAAAGATGTCTCCTACAGACCTCTGTACCCATTAACACCATACGCTTCCCCAGATAGCCTTATTGTTACTAATAATTCCCCTGCGCAACTATTTATTGTGCAGGCGGATACTCAACCTCTGGACGATGCGCATGCTTTCTGTGTAAATACAGAAGAAACTGTTTTGGTTCATGGTAATTCCCAACCTATCTGGGTAAGGGGCGGTAGTGGTCCTATTCTAATACAACTTCTGAGTCGGACTATTACCCCATTCACAGCTGTAGAGTTCCCTCATGACACTATGACTAGCACTAGGGAGGGGTATAGACGGCTTCGAGTGGATATTGGTCAAACAGCCTTCTTCGAAGGAAGAGAATTCAGGACTTTCCGAAATTTAGCTATACCATCTAACTCCACGTATGCAGCCAAAATTACAGTGCCTGTGAATACTATCCTGTTCAGCCTAAATCTAACTGTGGATAGCGGGACATTGCAACTCGATACTATTGCAGGGACAGTGACAGAGGTAACACCATTCACAGAACAATTTACCATTATTGGTAAGAATCTAATGGGCACTATTAGACAACCACCGTATGTTCGTCAAAATAATATCGTGGGCGGTGGTAGTATTACTGGTGGAACTATCATCGACACCGCAAGATTAGTTGCGGCTACTGCCACATCTCAACAATCAACTGTTGGTGGTCAAATTGCCGACGAGAGAGGAATTGCTCCGGGAACATACTACTGGCTATTCAGGAATCTCGGTAATAGCACTGTAACTGGAACGTTTCATTGCTTTTGGGAAGAGAGACCATTTGGATATTGACAGTCAGTCTCTTTGATAAAAACCAGAAGAGTTTGTAATAAAGGAGAGAAAATGCAATGAGTGACGTGATTGCTCCGGCCTCGATCCCACAAGAGTTATTTCTAAACTCTGATGATACAGATATTGTGTTTTATGGTGGAAGCGCCGGGGGCGGAAAATCGTTTGCATCTTTGATGCACCACCTTAAGCACATCCACGACCCTAACTATCGTGGTATTACAATTCGTAGAACAACGCCAATGTTGCTAAAGCCTGGGGCAATTTTTGACGAGGCAAAAGCCTTGTATAAAAAGGTTGATCCCAGCTGTCAAATCAAAATTAAAGACTTGAAGTTTGTATTCTCTAGTGGTGCAGAAGTGGGATTCTCTCACTTCGAACGGGCGGATAACACAGATAGTTATCAGGGTAGCCAGCTGTCAAGTGTGGTATTTGATGAATTAACCCACTTTGAAGAGAGCCAGTTTTTGTATCTACTTTCTCGCTTACGTACTAAGGCAGATATGAAGCCTGTAGCACGAGCAACAATGAACCCAGATCCAGATAGTTGGGTTAGAAAGTGGGTAGATTGGTATTTGTATCCAAAAGATCATGAGATGTTTGGACGACCAGATCCGTCAAAGCAAGGTGTCGTTCGTTGGTTTGTTCGTGATAATAACGAAATGATTTGGGCAAGTTCTCGTGAAGAATTAGCATTGCGTTATCCAAAAGCAACACCGTTGTCTTTTAAGATGATCTTCGCTGGTGCGTATGACAACCCATACATTGAACCGTCGTATATTGCATTCCTTGAAGGTCTTCCTTATATTGAACGCGAAATTTTGTTGCACGGCAATTGGGAAGCTCGCAAGTCATCTTCTGGCTATTTCAAGCGTGAATGGGTTACTGTTGTTCCGCTTGTGCCGCTTACGGCAGTTAAACGAGTCAGAAGTTGGGATATAAGCGGTAGTCTTCCATCAGACACAAACCCGGACCCAGACTGGAGTTGTGGTGTTTTGATGTCAAAAGATAAAAACAGCCTATACTATGTTGAGGATGTTGTGAAGGACAGGCGAAGGTACGGCGGTGTTTTGGATTTAATCTTAGAAACAGCCAAACGGGATGGTTCCGACACACTGATTACTATCCCACAAGATGCTGGTGCAGCAGGTAAGGCATATGCTGGTGATCTTATTCGACAAATCATCGAAGCAGGCTATACAGCCAAAGCAAGACCAACCAATAAGTCAAAGGTTCAGCGTTTTGCCCCGTTTGCGGCGTTGGCTGAAGCTGGCGGTATTTGCGTTGTCAAGGCCGACTGGAATGATAGCTACTTTAGAGAGTTAGAGCGGTTTGATGGTGGTAGAAAAGGACACGATGACCAAGTGGATGCAACAAGTGACGCATTTATGACGCTTGCACAGGATATTCACATCCCAGACTTCACACTACCAGATATGAGCACAACAAATCCATTTAAGATGGATTGACATCCATTCCGAATGGACTGACATTGGTTAAAACCAGTAAATTATCTGCATGGCTGCTATCATAATGCTTGACATATTGCAATAAAACCTTTATAATTTTGATAATAAAGATTATAATCTATAGTCTAGATTATTATTTGCAACGTCTGATAGCAGCCCTCTGCACGGACAAATTAAGGAGGGCAATTTGACAGAAATTGAAAAAGCTGTTGATGCCTACACTGTACCCTCAAGATTAAGGCTTGGTGAGTATGGTAGTATTGGTCTTAAGCAGATCAACGGGCATATTCTAGAAGAGTCTAGAAAAGAACTCCGCTTCCCAGAATCTCTCAAAACATTCAGAAAGATGTCAAATGATGCGACGATTGCATCTGCCCTGTCTCTCTTCGAAATGATGATTGAGCGTGTGAATTGGGATGTGGATATTGGCACAAACCCTTCTCCAGAGATGGAGGCAAAGGGGAAATTCCTAAAAGAATGTGTTGCAGATATGGAACATTCTTGGGGAGACTTCATTAGAGAAGTCACTTCAACAATGACCTACGGCTTCTCTGTGCATGAGAAAGTATATCGTAGAAGGCTTCATTCTGCTGGATCTAAATACAACGACGGTAAGATTGGTATTCGTAAGTTACCAATTCGAGCGCAAGACACTCTCAGTGAGTGGATCTTCTCAGAAGATGGTCGTGACCTTTTAGGTGTTAAACAAGACCTCTCGATGATTGAGAATGGTCTTCGATACCTGACTCTCGGTAAGAAAGAAGTAAGTATTCCTCGTAATAAATTCCTATTGTTCCGTACAGGAGTAAAACGAGACAACCCAGAGGGTAAGTCTCCACTTGTCGCGTGCTATTATTCTTGGAAATACAGAACGTTGCTTGAAGAACAGGAATCCGTTGGTGTAGCCAGAGAACTTACCGGCTTACCGCTTCTAAAGATTCCTCCGCGCTATATGTCTGCGGATGCTTCTGAGAGCGAAAAAGCTGTGTATGAATACTACAAGCAGGTAATTCGTAACATTCAAAATAATGAGCAGGGTGGCCTAATCATCCCTCAAGCATTTGATCCAGAATCTCGTCAGCCATTGTTTGAATTCTCCCTTATGTCGGTGGAGGGTTCAAAGATGTATGACACGGACGCCCTTGTCAAAAGATGGGACAATAAAATTTTGATGAGTCTTCTGGCAGATATTCTGCGAATGGGTCAAGATGGTGTTGGATCATACGCACTTGCTTCAGAGAAGTCAAGCATCATGTACTTGGCAATCGAGTCAAGGCTTCGTGAAATTCAAGATGTTCTGAACAACGATCTTGTCAAACAACTGTTCGCACTGAATGGCTATGCCCCAGATGAAGAACTTCCCAAACTTCAATACGCTGATTTTGATAATGTAAGTCTAGACGAATTCTCCAAGGCTGTCCAGCGTATGTTCTCAGTTGGTGCTGTTGAGTTTGATAGACCTGTTGCCAACAAGGTGAGGAAGGCTCTTGGTGTAGATCAGAAGCCAGAGACAGATCCTGTAGATAAGGAAGCCCTACCTAGTGCCACAAGCAGAAGTGGGGATGGGATGGGCGTCGGGAAGACTGGGGAAGGTACATCAGACAGCCCAATGAACTCGGATGATGCCAGCGCAGGGAATATGGAAAATGCTTAAAGGAGAGAATGTGAAAAAGTCTTTGACGGAAGCCCTAGTGCAATTCGTTGAGAAGTTCTTTCAAGAGAATGAAGACGAGGCAGCTTCTGTTGAGGCTGTCGTTGAAGTCACTAAGTCTCTAGATGAAGAACAACGAATGGCTATGTTTGTTGTGTTATCTCCAGATGAGGTTGATCTACACGGAGACACATACACTGCTGAAGAAGTGGAGAAGGCTTGTATCAACTTCAATACAACTTCCATGAAGGCCAATCTGTTTCATAAAGTGGAAACAGAAGAAGCCAAAATTGTTCAGTCATTTATCAATCCAGCATCCTTCACAACAGATGATGGGCGTGAGATTAAAAAGGGTGCATGGCTTCAGTGGTGGTCTTTCCCAGAGACAGAGATAGGCGAAGAAATCTGGAAGGCTGTAAAGGCTGGAGATATTACTGGCGTGTCAATTGGTGCTCGTGCCACAGTGGAGAATTTAGATGAGTGATAAAGCAAAACGACGGCTTACAGATATTAAGTTTGATCATGAAGGCGGACACGTAGCCCTTGTTGGTAAGCACCAAGGTGGCCCTGCCAATGGGATTACTACCTTAGTATTTAAAGCTACTAACGATGTCCCAAATGACATTGTTGAGAAAGCAACCCAAGTGAGTGTCACAATGGATTTTGAAGACTTCCTAGTTAAGTTCTTCAATATGTATTATGACGACGCTGAGGTGTTGGCGACACTACTTGGTTTTGAAAAAGAAGAAGAACCTTCTGATATGTACGATTACCAAGGAGCACATCGTGCATACATCAATGAGCGTGTAGCAGCCATCTCAATTATGAAGTCTGTCTATTCAAAGCAAGATGTTAAGAAGGCTCTATCTGGTCTTTCTTACAAAGATTCCCTAGCTGTCCTTGAGGCTCAAGAACTTCTAGAGAAAGCAATGTCCTCTGTTAATTCAGAGGGCGACAATGTTTCTGTCAAAAAGGCAGGAATGGATTCTCCCTCAAAAACTCACACAGAGGAAATTATGGAAAAAGAAATGATTCAAAAGGCACTCCACGAGGAGCTAGTGACTAAGGCTGTAACTGAGGCTGTTGAGGTGGTTAAGGCTGAGATGGCTGCTCAAGAAGAAATTCTAAAGGCTGCCCAAGAAGAACTGGCTGTGTTCAAAGCTAAAGAACTAGAGACTATTGTAAAGGCTCGCAAGGAAGCCCTAGCTGGTGTTCTAGCTGAAGATGCTGTTGAAGATATGTTCAAGGCCACTGAGATTCTTTCTCAAGAAGCGTTTGAAACTGTTGTCAAGAGTCTTGCTGTCAAGGCTGCACAACTAGAAGAAAGTGAGCTATTCAAAGAGACTGGTGTTCCCGGTCAATCAGAGCAAGACCCTGTAAAGATGGACGGCACTGCTGCCATCCTCAAGGCAAAATATCCAACCAAGAAATAATTCTTGTTGGTAATTAAGCGTAATACAAATTAAACACGGAGAAACACAATATGACTATCGTTGCGACTGATCGCGCTCGCCTATCAAACTGGCTCAAGCATGTTTATGACCCTTCAAGCGGCTATTGCTTTGAAACCCTAGCCAAGTCCTCAGTTCCTGCCAACGCCGTTCAAGGCTCAGTTCTCACTACTGCTGGTGCTCTTGTCACCGTTGCCACAACCGCCAACACCGCGTACATCCTCATGGAAGACCTTAACGATCCTGTCACCGCACTTAAAACTCGTGTGCTAGTTCTAGCTCGTGGTCCTGCTAAGGTTGCTCGTGAAGCCCTAACCTTCGGCGCTGATGTGGATACCGATGTAGAGAAAGACGCTGTTCTAGCTGTTCTAGCTGGTAAGGGCATCCTAGCTGACAAGCAATTCTAATTGCTGATTAAGCTAACAGATAATTATTTAATTTAAGGAATACAAATATGCCAATTACCCGTTCATATCAGTCAGGTTTTGATGTCACCGATTACACTGATAACCTCCTACTTGTTCCAAACGTCTGGGGTCTATCACAGCAACTCGGCATCTTCCAATCAGAAGGCATCACCACTGACACCGCCTCTGTTGAAGTTATTTCAAAGAGCTATGGCCTCCTAGAAGACCGCACTCGTGGTCAGCGTTCAATGCTGAACAAGGACTACACCCGTAAGGTTCATGCCTTCAGTGTTCCTCACTTCCCCGGTGACGACGCCATCTACCCAAAGGATCTAGCTGGTAAGCGTGCCTATGGTGAAGATGGTGCAGAGCGTCTAGATGCTGTTCGTGCTCGCAAACTAGAACGTATCCGTATGTCACACGCTGCCACTCTTGAAGCTGGTCGTATGAATGCCATCGTTAATGGTACTGCCTATGCTCCAAACGGCACTGTTTCATACAACTGGTACACAGAGTTTGGTGCCACCCGTAAGGAAGTGGATTTCGTTCTTGACGTTGGTACTACCGAGATTCTTGCCAAGATTGAAGAAGTTGTTGCTCACATCCAAGACAACGCTTTCACTGGTCAAGTTGTTGGTGAAATCTATGCCCTTTGCTCACCAGAGTTCTTCAGTGCCCTTATTGCACACCCCAAGGTTGTCGATGCTTTCAAGTACTACAGCGCCTCACAGCAAGTTCTTCGTGATCGCCTCACTGCTCAAGGTCTTGATGCTCGCTATCGTGAATTCTCATACGGCGGTGTTCTGTTCATTGAGTATCGTGGTGGCTATGCTGGCAACATGGGTAGCATCACTCGTTACATCCCCGCAGGCGATGCCTACTTCCTGCCTTCAGGCGGTCAGGATGACTTCGTAACCTACTTTGCTCCCGCTCAGAAATTTGATCTGGTTGGCACTGTTGGCCAAGAGGCTTATGTGTTTGAGTATGCTGATCAGAAGGGTGAGCAAATCATCCTCGAAAGCGAAACCAACTTCCTGAACGTGCTTCGTCGTCCAGGACTTGTTGTCCGTGCATACGCATAAGTTTCATAAAGTAGCTTAACAGCTATAAAAGGGGCGAAAGCCCCTTGTCATAAGGGACTTCATAAGAGGTTCTTTATGACAATTATTATCAACACCAATTAATCGGAGAGTGTATGCCTTACAATGGTGATTTGAGCAATCCTGTCATGGTGGTCCGCCTCCATTTAGGGGACACCTCATCTGAATATGAAATTCTGAAAGACGGCGATTACCAGTACTTCCTAGATAAATATGATGGGAATGAGCGCCGTGCAACACTAGATGCTGCTCGGGCAATTCTATTTGCTCTATCTAGCAAGACGCGAGAGAGAATTGACGTTCTAGAGATTCATGGAGATCAGTGGGCAAGACAATACCGCGCTGCACTAATCGAGATGCTGCGCAACCCAGAGCTAAGTCTTTCTGTAGCAATGCCTTATGCTGGTGGTATTTCTAAACAAGATATGTATGAGAACGATAATGCTTCAGATAGTGTAACACGTTCTACATACATCGGATTTACTGAAGGCAAAAAACTATACGAACAAGATAATTCATCAAGTTCTGGACAGAGTGTATTTAGCTTTTAATTATGTAACAGATTCTGTTTATTGGAGAAGACATGAACAATTTTAGTGTTGCTGCTGTTCGTCTAATAAGCAGACATGGGCGTGATGTGCAATATATCACAACTGTGGAAGGATCTTATAATCCAGAGACAGGCACTGTGACAAACACAACATCATCAAAAACTGTCAAGGCATACCCAAAGACAATTAAAACTAACGCCTATAACTTCCCAGACTTGATTAATAAGACAGTGGTTGAATGGCTCATTCCATCGACAATGATGTCAAATCTTCCAGAGCCGCAAGACACTATCCAAGATGGTAGTTCTATTTATTCTGTGTATCGTGTATTTACAATCATGGCTCATGGGGAAGACACTGTATATCGGATCATCTCAATTAAGGGGTAGTCATGGCTCTTAGTAGGGTTGGAATACGAGTTAATACAGCAGAGATGCTTGAGGCAGATATTAAGCTGACAGGACTCGGCAATGCTCTAGACGCTTTAGCCAGAAGATCAAAGAAAGTACAGCTTCCTCCATTCAGAGCCAACGCTGTTCGTAAGTTAAAGAACATGGTTTATGCTCTTGCTGAGAACATCATTCTCAACATGAATATCAACACCAAGGTTGGTGATATTGACAGGCTAATGGCCGGATATGCCGATAGCCCGACGAGGGCAGCAACAGCGTACAGACGGTTATATGAAATGCGTCAAGAAAGATATGGTCTCCCTGTAGATGTTGGTTATCATGCTGGAGCCTTCCAATACAGCATGTCTCCTGCTCCTGCTTTTGTTCCTGAAATTAGAGATCAAGTCGAAATGCTTAGTGAGTTCAGAAGAGACTTCTATTCCTCATATAAACTTGGGGATGTGTTCTATATTGCTGCACAAGGACCAGCGTATAGATATATGGAGATGGGTAAGATTGGAGACGTTCAAGGTATTATCAAGCCAACGATTGACACTGTAATGAGAACATATAAGTTTGACATGGCTGCTGCATATGCTGCTGATGGTCGAAAGAAACCTTGGAACTAAGGAGAGTGAATGTCAGCTATTCTAAACACAAAAAGGGCTTGTGAAAGAGCCTTGTTGGCATTGCTTCCAACAACACCTATTGCTTTTGAGAACGTGTCATTTAATGCTCCTACAGATAAATTGTATATAAGAACACAGTTTGTTAATAGAGGTCCGAGGGATGTTGTGGCAAGTAGTAAGTATTACAGGGAGCAAATCAGTTTTCAGTGCTTCATCATTGACCTGCCGAATATCGGAACAGCAAGAGCAATTCAGGTTGCAGAACAGATTAGAACACGCTTTGATAAAGGGACGTGTTTTACAGAGGATGGGATGAGGCTTATGATTCTCGATACACCACAGGTCTCTAGTGGTGGGATCTTTGAGAATAGACTTGTTATTCCAGTATTGATTGATGTAGCAGCCGAAGTGTTCAAGGAATACTAATTTCTGCGGGATTGCGTCTGTTCATCAATGAAGCATGAGCTTCAAACATTTGCAAATGTTAAATTTTCTTATAAGGAATCAAAATTATGGCAATTTCTCAAGGCACCGCTAAGGTTGTAGCATACAAGAAGGAAACCACCTTCGGCACTCTAGCTGGTGCAACTGACGGTAAGCAACTTCGTCGTGTAACTGCTGACTTCAACCTAGTTAAAGAATCATACTCTTCAAGCGAAATCCGTACTTCACGCCAGAACGCCAGTTCAACCCACGGTGTTCGTAGTGCAGAGGGCAGTCTGTCAGCAGAACTTTCAGCGGGCTCTTATGCTGATTTTATGGGTAGTATTCTTGCTCGTGACTTTACCCCTGTAACTCTCGGTGCTGCCGCAAACGTCACCGTCACCGTGTCAGGAACCACCTACCAGTTTGTACGCACTGTTGGCAGCTTTGTAACAGATGGCTTCCGTCCCGGTCTAATTGTTAATGCTTCTGGTCTTACTGATGTAGATGATAATGGTCGTGACTTCCTAATCACCGCTGTTTCAGCCCTGAATGTTACCTTTGTTCCTCTTGACACTCTCGGTGCTCCAACGGCTCAAGGTGTAGCATCTTCTGTAACATTCACCGTTCCCGGTAAGCACACCTTCATTCCAGCATCAGGTCACACTAACCAGAGTTACACCATCGAAGAGTGGTATTCTGATATTGCTCAGAGCCAAGTTTTCACTGGTATGAAAGTAAATTCAATGGGTGTTTCAATGCCATCTACCGGCATTATCACCCTTGACTTTGGTTTCACTGGCAAGGACATGGCCCAGACAGGTACTACCCAATACTTCACATCCCCTGCTGCTCAATCAGCCTCTGGTGTGATGGCTGCTGTGAATGGTGCGGTTATCGTCAATGGTCAGCCTGTTGCTCTAATCACATCTATTGATTTCACTGTTGATCGTGCAACTGAAAATGCTACTGCTGTTGGTAGTAACAGCCTAGCTGAAATCTTCACTGGTCGTATCCTAGTTACTGGTAATATGTCTGTGTATTTCACTGATGCCAATTTCCGTAACTACTTCAATAACGAAACTGAAGTGAGTCTGGTTCTTGGTGTATCTACTAACGCATGTGGCACTGGTAGCGCAATGAGTTTCTACATGCCCCGCGTTAAGGTGAATAGCTTTGGTCTAGCAGATGCTGAACTCGGCATCACTGCATCGGCTTCTTTCGAGGCTCTTGAAAGTTGTGATGGCCTAAGCACTATCTTCATCAATGATACAGAAGCCTAAACATTAAGTAGTTTTTAAATAGTCTAAAGAAGCCCTCTGTCCTTGATTGGAAGGGGGCTTTTCTATTTCTATATTGACTTTTGTTGGTATTGAATGCTATAATCTTTTTATCCTGTAGAGAAACAGGAATTCTATTATTAATTCAAGGAGAGAATAAATATGAGCTTCGATCTTAAACTCAACAACCCTTCAGACGTAGCAGAAGCAGGTTACACTTTTGAAGTGACCACCCCCGCTGGTGATAAGACTGGTATCAAGATTAGTGTCCGTGGTGAGCACTCACCGGCGGTTCGCAATCATGGTCGTAAGGTGTATCAAGAGATGAAGATGAAGGAGCAGCAGGCAAAGCGGAAGGGTCGGGAATATGAGCTTGACCTAGATGAAGCTGAAGAAATGTCTGTTGATGCTGCTGTGATTCGCACCCTCGGTTGGAGTGGGGTTGTTGAAGACGGAAAGGAAGTTAAGTTTTCCAAGGAAGAAGCAAAGCGCGTGTATGCTGAGTATTCTTGGATTCGTGAGCAAGTGCTAGAGCAATCAAACAACATCTTCAACTTTCAATGACGCTGATGTAACATCAGCGATAGAATTCGCCAAGCATCAATTCTACCTTGGAAGTAGCCCTAATGGAAAAGACACTATCAGGGATCAACTAAACCTAGTGTGGAAACAGACTGGCATTAAGCCAAAAGAGTTAGATGCTCCAGCAGAACTAGACGAGATGTTTCTGGACGCTTGGCAGTTCTTTTTAAAGTTGCATTCAAGGAGGGCTAACAATGGTTTTGGCGTTAGTCCAATTTCTTACCTAGAAATGAAAGCCTTCTTTGAACTGCACCAACTATACCCAACACACTACGAACTAGAACTAATTGAGCAGTTTGATAATGTAGCGTTGGAGATATTTGCAAAGCAGCAGAAAGACAAAGAGAAGCAACAATCCAAAAGAAAGAAATGAGATCGAGGAGAGGCTTCACAAGAGCTATCTCCTCTTTTTCTATCTGCACTGTGTTCTCCAATATAAGCATAAGGCTATGTGTTTATATTAGAGGGTGCGCAAGCATCGTAAGATGCTCCTCAACAAGAATAACGGGCTTTAGCCCATTCCTAGCTAGGAGATAATGGTATGGATTTAGAAGTCCTTAATCTGAAGGTTGAAGCTCAAGCTGTAGAACGTGCAACAAGAGATTTGAATGATCTGGATGTGGCACTGGATAAAGTTGATCGTGCTGCACTAAAATTAAATGATACAAACAAGGTGCTGCGTGGTGAGCAACTTCGTGTTGCTGGAAGTGCAGTAAAACTTTCAGAGTCCTTGACAAAAACTCAGGCGGGCTTCCTAGCCACAATGAAGCAGGCTGGAGCATCCGCGACAGAGATTAAATTCTTCTCTAGAGAATTTGAGAGAATGAATAAGATCATGGGTGTCAATCCATTCGATAAAAGTGCAAACGCTCTTGCTCGAATGACTAAGAAGACAGAAGAACTATCAAAGAGTATGAAATATATCGAAAGATATAATGATCTCACTAAACAACAGATAAGTCTTCTTACCCAAGGTATTGAGGCAGTAAAGCAGAAAGGTCGTGCCGAGAAACTATCACTAGAGGCTGGAACTAAGGCCACCAACGATTATATCACCGCATTTATCAAGCAGGCCAGAGAATATAACAGACTTGAAGCAGCTATCGAAGAAAAGAACAGGGTTGCTAGAGAAGAGATCCGCATTCAACAAGAGGCTGCAAGAGCAGCACAGGCGACTGCAAAGCAAAGAGCGGACGCAGAGAAGTATGTACAAGAAACACTCCAACGCACCTTATTCATGAATGAACAAATGGATAAGGGTATGAGCACGTCTGGAGCAAATGCTTTATATGCTTATAAGCAACAATTAGATTTGCTAGGACTTTCTGCTGATCAAGCTGCTGCAAAGATGCAGGAATTCCAATCTGCCCTTACAACAAAGCAGGGGCTTCAGGGAAGGGCCAATCCAATCAATAAAATGCGAGAAGATATTCGCAACACAACCCAGGAAGTGAATCAGCTTGCTCGCGCAGTATCTGTGCAACTTGGCGACGTGTTTGTTTCTCTTGCGGGCGGGATGAACCCCTTGCTGGTTGCAATTCAACAAGGCGATCAAATTAGATTTGCTCTTGAGCAAGCTAAGGCAGCAGGGCAGGGGCTGGACAATGTGATGCGGGGTGCATTCGCATCAATGGCAAACTCATTTGTCCTTGTTGGAACAATCGTAAAAGACTTCCTGATTGACGGCATCATGTCGGCAGGGAAGTTGATTACAAACTTCAACACATCGGTTATTGATGCCATTGGTCGCATGGTTGGTCTTGGTAATGCAGCGAGTGATACAATAAAAGTATTTGAAGATGGTGCGGCTGCTGGAAACAAATTCAGTGCAGCTATGGTTGGTGTGATGAATGCCTCAAGGATTCTTGCTGGAGGTCTTCTACTAGGAATCGTTGCAGCAATTGGTACATTTGCTGTAGCAAGTGTAAAGTTGTCTAATGATCTAGATAAACTGGCTGTTGCCCTAAATATGTCTGGTGCAAGCCTTGGCCTAACTGCACAGCAAGCTCAACAAGCTGCCGAGAAGATTGGAGAGAGTTACGGAACAAGCATTTATGATGCTCTTGATGCTGTAACACTGTTTGCCACTAAGAACATTCAATTCACGGACGAGATGATTGTATCTGCTACAGAACTGTCTCGTGTAACAGGGAAGAGTCTTTCCGATATTATCGACTCCTATTCTTCATTGAAGGGTAAGCCAGTCGAGGGACTTCTCGATGTAGCTATCGCCACTGGTCAAGTGAATATCGAAACAATCAAGGCAATTGACAAGTTGGTTGAACAAGGGAATGTAGCCAAAGCAACAAAAGATGCTATGGAAGAAAAAGCTCGTGCAGAGCTGGAGGCATCTAAGATGATTCTTGCTGAGATGACACCTCTTGGTCGCCTGTACGACAGGATGAAGAAGGATGTGTCTGAACTTGGGGATGCTGTTTATGACCTTGTAACTCAAAGCGTTTTAGTTGATACGTTCGCAGTAGCGTGGAGGGGCGTTGCGTCAGTATTTCATGTCATTGCTTGGGCTGTACAAGGCGCAGGTAAAATGATTGGTGGCATCGCTGCCCAACTTGTTGCTCTCGCCAACTTGGATTTCAGCGGCGTAATGAACATTGGTAATAGCATGATGTCGGATGCAGCATCGGGTTATCGTGAATTGGAAGGAACACTGAAGTCTCTCTGGACAAGCACAGACGAACTTACCAAGAAAGAACTAGAAGCCGCTGCCGCTAGAAAGCAGGCTAATTCGGCTGCTGCCTCTCAATTCAAGAAAGAACTTGAGGATCGGAAGAAGGGGGCTAACGAGGCTGGAAAGGAAGCAGAGAAAACACAGAAATACTTCGAGAAGTTAATGGAAGGTGCTTCTGACCTTGCACTAAAAACTCAGCAAGAAGTGTCAAAGCTAAACTCCGGTTATGAGCAAATGACAAACTCTCAGAAGATGTTGTTTGATGCTCAAAATGATCCTCGTTGGAATTCTCTGAGCGAGAGACAGAAGACGGAGTTTGAAAATGCTCTAAAACTAATTGAAGCAAATGAAGAACTAATCCGTCAATACAATGCTCAAGTGGCATTGCAGGAACTTCTATCTAAATGGGCAGATGATTATGATTCTGCTGCTCTGTCTATTAAAGAAGAGGTGGCTGCTCTACAACTTCGTAACAATCTTCTATTCAAAACAGAGGATGAAGCAAAAGCAATCCAACGTCAATACGACCTAAACGTAAAACTTGCTGCTGTTGAGAACAAATATATCGAACGTCGTAATCAGATGATGTTGGATTACGTAAAGTTGTTCCAAGAAGGCAAATGGTCGCCTGAGGCTTTAGCTGAATACCAACGGAATATGGAAGCTGTAAATCAGCAGGAAGCACAAGAACGCCTGCTTGCGCATCAAGATGCCAACATGAAGATCGTTGAAGACTTTGAGGCTAAATTCAAGGAGATTCAAGGGACAGTTACAGACATCATTGCAACCGCGATGTTTGAAGGTGGTAAGGTTGGATCAAAGAAACTGAAGGATGTTCTCACCGCAGAATTCCGTAAGTATGTTATTAATGTTCTGATTAACCCGATTGTCGGAAATACAATGGGTGCCCTATCACAATCCATTGGTCTTGGTGGGTCGTCGCAGGGCGGAACACTAGGTTCAGTTGGCAATTTACTTGGTAGTGCAAGTAATCTTCAATCTTTGTATGGTGCAGTCACCGGAGGCATTACATCATCACTTGGTAGTGCTATTGGTGCGTTGGGCTCTGCTATTGGCTCAAGTGCGGTAACATCCTTTGCAGCAGGAATAAAGGGTAGCACGCTGGCTGCTGGTCTTGCTGGTCCAACAACAGCGGGCGCTTCCGGTGCTATGGGATTAGGTGCTTCTTTTGGTGCTGCTATTCCTTGGCTTGCTGGTGGCCTTGCAATTGCAAACCTGTTGGGTGCTTTTAACAAGAAACCTTCAGACAAATCCTCCTGGGCTACGGTCAATCCAACAACAGGGGCTGTGTCTGGAGTTGGTTCAATGACAGGAAAGAAAGACCCCGGACAAGAGCAACGTGATGCAACTGTAATGCTCGCACAAGCAATCGGTTCTTTCTCAAACATGGCTGGTATTACAAAAAAACTCACAGCGATGATTGGTCAAAGAGATGGTATTCGCGTAACTCTTTCTGGAGAATCCCAAAGAAATTACGGTAAGGGTGGTATTGAAGACACTCTTGTAATGGCTTTGAATGATCTTGTAGATGAGGGAACTCTAGAGCAGGCCATGATTGAAACATGGCGCAGTATGCAGAAAGAAGTTGATGGAACTACAAGATCTGGTGTTGAACTAATCTCTGTATTAAGTCTCCTAACAGCGGGCTATGAGAAAGCAAACATTGAACGTGCAAATCTTCTTCAAATGGAAAATGAAGCACTAGAAATTGCATATGCTCGTATGGAAAATCTTGAAAAAGTACTATCAGGCTCTGCACTTCCGGGTGATGTTTTAGCGCAGTCAGTTGGCTCACTGGTTGTGTCCTTTGAAAAATTAAATGTAACCGTACCAACATCAATAAGTGATCTTAACAACTTGATTGTGGGTATTGACATGACGACAGATTCTGGCAAAGAGTTGTATGTATCTTTGATGGAGCTTGTTCCAGCTTTCTTGGAATTAAGTGCAGCACAAGAAGCCCTGTACAATCAACTTCTTACAGAAGAAGAATTAGTATCAAAACAAATGGATGCTTTATCGAAAGCATTTGAACAACTAGGACTATCAATTCCATCTTCAAGTAAAGAGCTTCGTAATTTGATTGATGCTCAAGATGCGGCTACGGTAGAAGGTTCAAAACTTAAAGCTCAATTGCTGTCACTTGTTCCAGCTTTTATTGAAGTCTCTGCCGCCGCAGATGAGTCCTTTAATAAAATAATTGACTCATTAAAGGAGCAAGAAAAAGCTGCGACAGACTTATATGAACGCAACTTAAAAGATGCGCAAGATGCGTTAAGGGACGCATACAAGAGACAATCACAGGAGATTTCTCAAGTTATCACAAAATGGGAAAATTTCTCAAAGACATTGCGTGAATTTAGAGAGCAGTTGATTCGTAGTGTGTCAATGTCATCTGGCATCCCAAAAGCACAGTCAGAGTGGAAAAAAGTCCTTGATAAAGCTCAAGGTGGTGATGAAGATGCACTAAATGATCTTGTTAGTGTAAGCAATCAATACCTTGAAGAAGCAAAACTAAATTCAAAATCTTATCAAGACTATTTACGTGTGTTGTATGGTGTCGCCAACAGTATTGAAGCTACAGAAAAAATTACAGAGAATGAATCAAAGATTGCCAAAAGGCAACTAGAAATTCTTAAAAGTCAAGTAAGTGCATTAATAAGTATTGACGAAAATGTAATATCTGTTGAACAAGCAATACGGCAACTAATAGCTGTGCAGTCATCTGGTGTTAATCTTCCAAAAACAGGTGGATCATCTACCGCGTCTGGATCAAGTGGGGCAACAACAGGTGGAAATAAAGTAACAACAGGTATTGGTTGGCTTGACGCGCTTCCTTCTGGATTGATGGCAAACTCTGCTATTATTTCGCCTGAACTAGAGGGTTTATCAAAAGAACAGATTCAAATGTACTTCGACAGAGAGCGCGGCGCTCTTTCATCACAAAGTCAAAAGGCTTGGACTGTCAGTGGATATGCTCTAAACAACCCTGATGTTGTTGCGTATTATGAGCAAAACAAATCAGCACTTTCTGAAGTTGGGCAGGGAAGCAACTTGTATGATTACCTGTCATATCACTACAACAAATGGGGTAAAGAAGAGGGCAGGGCTTATGCTTCAGGCGGTGCGTTTACAAATGGCATTGTGCATAAGCCGACGTTCTTCAATGAATCACTAATGGGTGAGGTTGGTTCTGAGGCAATCATGCCACTCACTAACATTGGAGGGTCGTTGGGTGTTCGTGCAATGCTTCCAGATATGCAAGACGTTGTAGATGAGCTTCAAGCGCTTCGTTCAGAGACGACAATGTTGAGAGCAGAAGTGAGGGCTGTGGCATCAAACACAAGCAAGAGTGCAAAACTTCTTGACCGTGCAATGCCGGATGGTCAAAGCCTTCTTGTGACAACAACAGCTTAATTTATTTAGGGTGGGAGGGGAGGGAATCCTTTCTATCCTCTTCCTTTCTTATAAAGGATGTTTAGAAATATGAAAACAATCAGGCCAATTACGTTTCAAGAAAGTCAGTTAATCTCAACAACAGCAGTGAATGCTGATGCAGATTGGAGCGCAGCAACTACATACTCTATCGGTCAAACAGTTTCCTATTCTGGAAAGAGATGGGAAAGTTTGCAGAATACAAACCTCAATCACACACCAACCACAAGTCCTACTTGGTGGTTAGATTTAGGCGCGGATAATAAACATGCAATGTTTGATAGTGTAGTTGCTACATCAACAACATCAACAACATCGCTCACTGTAGTGGTAGCTCCGGGAGAGGTATTTGATAGCCTTGCTTTAATTGATATTGATGCCTCTGTGGTAACGGTAACAATTACAGATGGTGACGGTGGCCCTATAGTATATGAAGCTACAGCAGGGCTATCCTCTTCAACAATATCTGATTGGTATGGGTATTTCTTTTATGATCCTCTTCTTAAAAGATCACAAGTTATATTTTATAATATCCCACCATATCCAAACGCTCGCGTAACGATTGAGTTTGGAACAAGCGTTGGTGAAACAGTAAGCGTTTCAACTGTCGTGTATGGGACTTTGTTCGAGATCGGGATAACTCAGTATGGAGTTTCTGCTGGAATTGTAGATTACTCAATTAAACAAACAGATGAGTTTGGAAACACCACATTCGTTCAAAGGGCATTTAGTAAAAGATTGAATGCTCAGGTGGTTGTTAATAATACGCAACTGAATCGCGTTCAATCATTACTTTACACTTTACGTGCCACACCCGCTGTTTGGATTGTAACAGATGATCCACTGTTTGAAGAGGCATCAATCATCCTTGGTTGGTATCGAGAGTTTTCTACAGAAATTTCCTATCCAACATTCAGCCTTTTATCAATTGAGCTTGAGAGCTTGACTTAATAATTCAGGAGAAACTGTATGGCAACAATTACACCATTACCAACACCTGTTCCATCAAGAAGTGATCCAATAAACTTTGCAGCAAGGGCCGATGCTTTTCTTGGTGCGCTACCAACGTTCGGAACAGAAGCAAACGCTGTTGCTGCTGAAGTAAATACCAATAAAAATACAGCAGTTAGTTCTGCGAGCACAGCAACAACCCAAGCAGGCATTGCCACTACGCAGGCAGGTATTGCTGCTACAAAGGCTGCTGAAGCTGCTGCTAGTGCGGCAACAGCCGTTAATTCTCCGGGGACTAACGCAACAAGCACAAGCAGTCTTTCAGTAAGCAACGGCACTAAGAACTTAACCATACAGACAGGGAAGGCGTATGTAGTAGGACAACCTGTAATGATTGCTAGAACCTCTTCACCATCTAATACATGGATGGCTGGCAACATTACTTTATACAATTCCAGCACAGGTGCATTAGTAGTAGAAGTAACCATCAAAGAAGGCACAGGTACGCACACAGATTGGACCATCTCTTTAACAGCTCCTGTAGGCATTTCAACAATAGAAGAGAGAGTTGAAGTCATTTCTACAAACACATTAGCAGATTTATTTAGGTTTTATGTAATTACTGCTAATCTAACTCTTACTTTACCTGCAAGTCCTTCTCCGGGAGATTGGGTGAGCATTCAAAACAGTTCTTCAGCTACTACTTGTGTTATTAATAGAAATGGTAGCAACATTATGTCATTAGCTGAAAACATGACTATTGATGCTTTACACGTAGTTATTACGTTAGTGTATGCGGATACCACACGTGGATGGGTATTTGGATAAGATAGGGAGATAATTTATGAGTAATTTAAGTCAATTTTTTGGCGGCGGTAAAAGAAAGGTACAAGTCTTTACATCGTCTGGTACGTGGGTGCGTCCACAAGGCGTTGATGTCGTGGATGTGCTTGTAGGTGCGGGCGGCGGCGGTGGAGGTGGGAGGGATTCCGCGTCCGCCCTCCCAGGAGGTGTCGCCGGGGGGTCTTCTTCTTTTGGGGATATAACAGCATTAGGCGGGCTTGGTGGTGAATCGTCAGCGGGCGCTCAAGGGATAGTAGCGGGCGGTAAGGGTGGAGGTCTGTTTGGCGGGCTTGGTATTACAGGAACAACTTCCACTACTCCCGGAACTTTACACGGAAACGCTACTGGTTTTCTAGTTGGTGGTGGGGCTGGGCACGCTAAAAGTAATACAAGCTCCCCAGTCTACCAAGGAGGTAGTTGTCCCGGTTTTGGCTCTGGTGCGGTGATGTCTGGCGGGGGAAGTTACAAAGCTGCCCCTGCCGGAGTACAAACTACCTCTACACCAAACGCCCCTGCAAATTCTGGGTGTGGCGGGCAGGGCGGTTGGCCTCCTGCTGTGAACTTTAATGGCGCTGGTGGAGGCGGGGGAGAGGTCAGAGTTCAAACAAACGTCCCCGTCACTGGGAACGTAATCGTCACTGTAGGGGCTGGTGGTTCAGGGGGTGCAGGGAATCAGGCTGTTGGTGGTAACGGTGGTTCCGGCATCGTCATCGTCGCCTGGAACGAATAAGGAAATACTATGAATTACGCTTTAATAAAAAACGGTATTGTTCAAAACGTCATCGTCGCAGATGAGGAATTCATTTCTTCAATTTCAGGCCAGTATGACCACATTGAGGCATTAGATACACCAGAAGAACAAAAAGTAGCAGGTCCGGGGTGGATTTATGTAAGTGAAACAGGTAAATTTATTGCACCAGAGCAACCTTCAAATGAAACTTGGAAAATCACTAAACTTGCATTCAAGAATCGGTTTCCAAAGTCTAAGTGGATTGCTGCAAAAGTTGCGTCACAATCTGATCCAATTTTGGCAGACTTTTTTGAAACATTTGAACTATCAACTTATATCGACCTTCAAAGACAAGACACAGTTGAAAGCGTTCAATTTTTGACACAAACTTCAATTCCAGAAGCATTCAGACTAACAGAGGCAGAGTACGATGCTGTCATGCTTGTTCCAGCAAGCACAGAAGAAATTCCAACATTCATCTAAAACAAGGTGGGCAATGTATGAGTATGCAACTTTCTTTATACAAAGGCCCGCCGTCATCTATAATGCACATAGTAACACACTATGTCACTCGCTTATGGACGTGGAGTAAATATAGTCATGCAGAGCTTGTGATTGATGGTGTGTGTTATAGTAGCAGTGCTAGGGATGGTGGGGTGAGGGGTAAGGATATAAACCTACTTTCTGGACATTGGGATGTTTTTGACATTACGTCCAACGAAGACATTAAGCAAAAAGCACTACGGTGGTTTTCTTCACACGATGGGCAAGCATATGATTACAGAAATGTAGTTAGGTATGTATTCCCGTTCATTGGGCACAATAAGAATCATTGGGTGTGTTACGAAGCTATTGGGGCAGCATTAGGAATCAAACGTCCGCACACGCTCACAGCAGAGAAGTTGTTAGAAGAAGCCTTATTGTTAAAGGAATGATGTATGAACAAGATTATTGAAGCATTGATAAAGATTGTATCGGCCATCTTTAACAAAAATAAAAAGACCGATGTTGGTGGGCAAAAACAAGAAAAGAAAGAGTCTAGTAAAATTGGATTGACACAAGATGATTATCTTCGTGCAGCTAATACCCTAAATTGTGATGTAGAGGCAATTCGTGCATTTGCTAAGGTAGAGTCTCGTGGTTCTGGGTTTCTTCCAGATGGTAGGCCAGTGATTCTATTTGAGAGACACATTTTCAATAGACTACTAAAAGCAAAAGGGATGTCTTGTAATGACACATCCATCTGCTCATCAAAATCTGGTGGCTACCTTGGTGGTGCTAGAGAGCACGACAGGCTCGATAAGGCAATTGCTGTTGATAAAGAATCAGCACTACAATCTGCTTCGTGGGGGATGTTTCAAGTGATGGGCTTTAATTGGAAAGTGTGTGGATATACATCTCTCAGAGATTTCATCATCTGTGCCAACAGAAGCGAGAAAGATCACTTGGATATGTTTGTTGGATTCATCAAATCAAACAACAAGCTCCTGTCAGCAGTTAGAAACAAGGATTGGCCTACGGCGGCTAGGATTTATAATGGACCTGGATATAAAAAGAACAACTACGATGTGAAGCTGGCACAAGCATATTCAGAAGAAATTACTAGGAATTTAGTATGAAAATTGAATTAGAAGAAGACAAGAAAGTTCTTCATAAGTCTTACACTGTGATTTTCTCTGTATTCCTAATTATTCTATCTATTCTAGAAATTATCCAGCCATATGTTGCTTTTCTTGAATCTGCAATTCCAGCAAACGTGTTCCCTTGGGTGACAGCGGGGCTTGGTATTACAATTGCAATTGGTAGATACATAAAGCAAGACCTCTCCGATGGAAAACTAGATGGCGTGATTGGCTCCCAAGAGGAGGATAACGAAAATGATAGCAAGGGTTAAACTAATCATCATCGCAGTTCTTGTAACAGCACTAACAACTTGTCTGTTCCTGATGAGCAATATGTCTGACACGCTAGATCGTCGTAAGGAAAGAATCACATTTCTTGAGGAATTAGTCAAGGAACAAAACTCATCTTTTAATAAGTTACAAGACAGTTGCTTCCTATCTCAAAGCATCTCTGAAAAATCAAACGAGATGGCGGAACAACAGCAGACAAAAGCTGCCCTCCTGAAGAAAGAGTTAGAGAAGATTCAGGGAATGCAAAGAAACCCTCAATTCCCGGAGCGTGGCGATGATAAAATCGGTTTAAATGCCTCGGGTGATACTGGGGTAGCCAAACACAATTCTGGAGGAAAACATGGCACAGAAACACGCAACATTGCCCGTCTTGATTCTAAGCTCGATGCTGATGTTAGCGGGCTGCTCGACAACGCCTTTTGCGAAGCCACAGGAGACAGTGTTCGTTGCAGTGCCAAGTGATCTACTAACACCAATCCCTGTTAAAGCAGTGGGTGAAAAAACTGTGGGTGGTGTTGTTGAGGCATATATTGATAACACAATCAATCTTGGAATTGCAAACAAACGCCTAGAACTGATCCGTGAATGGAGCGACGGACAGAGGAAGATATACGAAGGAAATTTAGATGAGTGATGAAAACAAAACACAGATGAGCATGTTCATAGACCTAGCCTCCAAGTTTATGATTCCTCTCATGGTTGCTTTTATTGGATGGCAACAAGGGGAGATTTCAAAACTGGACGAGAGGATCTATGTCATTCAAAAGGAGTCTGTGTCTGAACAGAAGTTGCAACAGACAGAGGCGAGAATCCTTTCTTACATCGACAGCAGGCTGGCAGACTTGTCTAATAAAGTAGATCTGTCTAATCAATATCTTCATCTTTTGTTGCAAGCACAGAAGCAAGCAGACAACCTTCCTCGCAAGTGAGGGGGGATCTATGAGCACTAAAGGTGATTCACACGGTTTAACACATCATAGGATAGCCGACTATGTTTTAATGGGTTTGACGCTCTCTATGTTCATAACCAATATCATCCTCATTGCTGTTCTAGTGGTGTATTCATATCGTGTCACAATACACGATGAGAGGTATGCTGCACTACGACAGGATTATATGGCGAGAATAGAAGAGATGGACAGACGGAGTGAGGTTAAATTCCAGAGACTCTCAGAGAGTGTTAACTCCCTTCAATTTACAACTAATAAACGAATAGACCTCCTGAATGACAAAATAGATAGCCATAAATGAGAAAGCCCGCCTCCTATAAAGGAAAGCGGGCTTTCTTTTTGTCTCTGGTGGTTTAATAATTAACGAACTTTAGATGGTAGTCCAACCAACTCGATACTGCTGTCGCTCCAATACCAGTCCCTTCTCCATCAGAACATATCCAAATACTTGAGCTAATCTTCTTAATATGTGGTTTATTAGAATTCATAATCCATGTCCTCATACCCGCCTTCGAGAATTAGTTTCTCAATCTCAGATTCATCCCAACAACTAAGAATGTCATCTACGTTGTCCTCAATGAAAGCATCTGCTGATGAATAACCATCTACACTGACATTATCTAGGTTAGCCGAATACATTTACTTCTCCTTAATGATTATTTAGTAGTTACTGCCTTAAGATTATTTACCTTTCAAGGATGGTGAGACATAACATACCCTTTAGCAAAGCCTTTATAAAATAGCCGTTAGGCTACGTTACGAAGACATTGCTAAAAGGAAATGTTATGTGTTGTCTTTCAAGGACGGAGCCAACACTTACTTGACATTAACCGCCACCGATGCTCTGATGGAAGCCCTTGCGTTGTCAAGAACACTGGATGTTCTCAGTGCCACACACGCCTAGGATTATTCTTATGGGTCACAGGTCGTTGCTTTCGCTTGGCAAGCGTGGATTTGATCCCCACACATTCGGTTCCTCTCTCCAGAGGTTCTTATGCCACGACTACCTAGTGCTACACATGTTACACCAGTAAAAGGGCAATGTCAAGCACCTTTCTGTGTGGCCGGGTTTAATATGGTACTTGACAATGTGCCATCTTGAGGGGTATCCTTCGTCACAGATTACACAACAGGAGACGAGGAATGAAAATCACACTGACGTATGAGCAAGAGGATAGGGTTGTTCGTAAATCACTTCGTAAGGCCATCAAAGACATGGCACAACAACGTCGCCGAGTAATGTTGAGCCAGAAGGGGTTTGTCTTTAGCATTGACGCTAAGGAAGACATCCTGATGGTCACACGGCTCATTGATGCTATGATTCTGACACATAACTACTACAGCAACGAAGAAGAGAAGATTGACCAGGAAGATTTCGACTGAAATGTGCCTTTTCCAGCGGAAAAACAGCCCTTAAAACCGCTGTAATGGTGTTGGTGGTATGTAGGCATCACCGAAGGTGTTTTAACCGGAAACACATATGAGCGAAGCGAATAACACTTGTGTAAAAGCCCACGAATGTGCTATTGTCTTCCAGCTAGTAACAACAAGGAGCCATTATAATGAATATATTCGACCAAATTGTAAAACACAGGGAACGCCACATCGAAATGGAAGCGTACAGACCCAGTGCCGTTTATCTTGGAATTGATGAAGCATTGGCCCTTGACAAGTGGGCACAGGATAGCCTACCATGTAGGCTTGATGTATCACATTCAGGAAGAAATAAAATTCTCGGCATGGACATTTATGTAGTAGATGCCGTTTCTCACATGGTAATGGTTTAACTTAATAGGAACTAAGTAATGCGTAACAAACGCACAAGCAATACCGACGATCTAATCGCCTTCTTCGGCAAGACTCAGCGAAAGAAGCCTCGTATTGGGGTTATTCACACAAAACGAGAAGAGAAGCCGATGAAGCGCATTCTTCAACAAGAAGAAGATGATCATGAAGCCCTTCAGGAAATCCACGACTACTTGGAAGGAGATTATTATGGATATTGAGGATTTTAAATCTCAAATGAAGAAAGTGTTAGATTTCATTCCACAAATTGGTGACACGCTGTGGGTGAAATGGAACGATGATCTTCCTTCACAGCATGTACTCCTTAAAGTTGAAGGGGAGTATGCTTTTGTTTCTCTTAATGGTAAGAGTAGGCAGGTAAGAATTTCACAACTGGCTACAGTACGTCCATACACATCGGACGAAGATTTTGAGTTGTTTTGGAATCACTGTCTTGGTAGCACACCCTTCTTGTATCACTGGTTTGCAGAGAACACTTACAAGGTTGATATGGAAGGTGTTAGGAATGGTGAGGATTTGGCACTAGCAATTAAGCGTGCTAGGTATGAATACAACACAGGTAGGCAGTGGTCTGAATTCACAGGAGATAAGACTAAATGAGTAAGCCTGTTATTTCACGAGTTGGGCATGTTCTTGTGATGGAATTTGAATCATGGCACGATCTTCGTATGGAGCTTTTTAAAGAAGTTCATGAGCCGCTGTCTGTCGTCTTTGACGAAGATATTGGCAAGTGGCGTATGTCGAAAGTGATTGCAAAAGATCAGCGAGAGGAGTATGATTATCTTCTTCCAGAAGAAGATAAGGACATTGCATGATTAATAAATACGGAGACGTTGTACGGCACCGATACCTGCGGCAAATAAGGGCAATATAAAAACAGCAGAGGAAGAAATGTCATATTTTAAAAAGGCAAAAATGATGAGCAATGATGCTAATTTTGAACAAAAAGAAAAAATTCAAGATGTTGAAACACTGAAAGCATTTGATGTTCCTGACCGTGGTGTCCGTAAGGAGACACTTGAAAAGTTTGGTGTTAAGGTTGCCCTAAGCCCTCAAGACGGTAAAACCCCTGTTGCAGTGTATTTCCCCTCACACAATCAAAAGGGGAAGGTTGTTGGCTACATGAAACAAGACCTTACAAAAGGGAAGGACGAGCGTGGGCACTGGTCTGCAATTGGCAGTGTGTCTATTGGCAATAAACTTTTTGGGCAATCTGTGGCGGAGAAAGCCAACCGCAAGCGTAGCAACTTGACGATCACGGAGGGTCAGTGGGACTGTATCAGTGTTTATCAATCTATTGTGGATGCCTATAAAGGCACCAAGTTTGAGAATGTTGAGCCACTTGTCGTGTCAATCCCAATGGGCACAGCAAACGCTGTAGAAGCTATTCTACATAATGAGCCTTATGTCCTATCTCACGACGCACTTACTATTTTCTTTGATGATGACCACTGCACCCCTGCTGAACTCCGTAAGGGGATTCTGAAGGGTCATGAGGCTCGTGAGGCCGTTGCAAATGCTTTGGTGGGTAGTAGTATCAGACTTTTTACTGTAACGCCTGAAGAGGGTTTTAAGGACGCTAGTGACTTCCTTCAGGCAGGACGTTCAAACGATCTATCAAAACTGGTGCAGTTTGGTCGTCGTGCGTACTCTTCCGAGAAGATTGTAAAAGCCGTTGATATTGATTTTGATGACCTCATCACTCCACGGCCAGAAGGTATTTATGTTAATTGCTTCCCTAGGCTGATGGAAAAACTTCATGGATTCCGTGCATCTGAACTTGTTTTGCTTACAAGTCCAAGTGGTGTTGGCAAATCAACAGTGACTTCTATTTTTGCATCTGCATTTATGGAGCATGGTGAGAAACTCGGGATGATCTATCTTGAAGAGACAAATAAGGAGACTATCCAGCGCCTGATTGCATCAAAACTAAAGGTTAATTACCTTGAGTTTAAGAACAACCCTTTGAATGTTGCAAAGCGTGAAGATATTGAGCGCTGTTACCGAGAAATTGTGGATAATGACAAACTTGTGATGCTCTCTCACTTCGGAAGCCTCCCTGTTTCAGAGTTGATGGCAAAAATCAAGCACATGCACCTTGTTGAAGGCTGTCGATTCATCATTCTAGATCACCTAAGCCTTGTTATTTCAGGGTCAATGGTGAAGGATGAACGCAAGGAGCTTGATATTGTTATGACGGAACTTGCTGCTTTTTGTGCAGCCAATGATGTTTGCATCATTGCAGTGTCACACATCAACCGCACAGCGGCAGATCAATTTAAGGCACCGAAGGTCAAAGAGGGCGAAGAACCTAAGCCGTATTGGGTGCAGGTGACAAAGGAAATGATGCGTGGTAGTGCTGCTCTTGAACAGTTGTCGTTCGTGATCCTCGGTCTTGAGCCTGAGATTATGCCTGATCGCTCTCGTGGGCGTGTGAGGCTTACTGTTCTGAAGAACCGCCCTTGGGGTTATCTTGGTGTGGCGGACTCTTTCAAGATTGATGACGAAAGTTGGGAGGTGATCCTGATGGAAGACCCAGATCAGGACGTTAGTTTTTGAACACCGCCATGCGGGGCTTTACAGCCCCGTTTCTTTTTGGTAGGATAGTAGCCTTACTTATGGAGGCAGTTATGCGGTTTGTTATTGACATCGAATCATCCAACTTGTTGCAAAACGCTCTCAACTACAACGAGATGCCGTACAAAATCAAGCCAGATTATAAAGTCCATTGTGTTGTTATTCGCCACATTGATAGCCAAGCTGTCAAGACGCTTGTTGGCGATGAAATTACTTACGACAATATGAAGCACGCCCTTCGTAAATGCACCGAACTTGTAGGGCATAACTTGGTTGCATTCGACTTACCTGTGCTACAGCTTTATGGTGTTTTTGACTACACGATCAATTATCCCGGTGCGGATTGTGTTGCTGAAGTGTTTGGGCGACCTGTGAAGATCACAGACACGCTTCTTTGGTCTAAACTTCTTAATGCTGATCGTTTTGGTGGGCATAGCCTTGAGGCATGGGGTAAGCGCCTTGGAAATTATAAGGGCGATTTTTCAGATTGGTCTGCATTCAGTCAAGAAATGCTTGATTACTGTATTCAAGATACAGCGGTTAATGCTGACATTTACAAAGAACTGCTTAACGAGCAGGGCAACCACGATTGGTCTGTTCCGTACAGCATGGAGTTGAAACTTGCTGACCTTACACTAAAACAAGAATTGTTTGGTTTTAAGTTTGATACAGACCTTGCTAAACTCTGTGTTGAAGATCTTACTAACAACATGAGTCGCATTGCGGCCAGTGTTAATCCGCTTCTACCTAAGAAGAAGATGACCAAAGGCGCTGCATCGTTCTACGTTATGCCAAAAATCAAGTTTAAGAAAGATGGCGATGTGAGTGCCGTGTTTTCTAAGTGGCTTGAGAAGGTTGGTGCTACACTGGATGGCGCTGATGTTGTGTTTCAAGGTAATCGTTTTCCAATTGATTATGAGCAGCCACTTCTTGACGAAGAAGATGCGACTATTGAGGACATTGACACAGTTAAGGCATACCTGCTGAGTTTGGGATGGGTTCCGACAGAGATTAAAGAACGTGACATTACAAAGAATACTGACAAAACAATTAAGAGTGTAGATAAAATCAAGGAGAGCATTGACAGGTATGTAGATCAAACACTGAACTCTGTATTCAAGAATCTCCGGCTTGAGCATCTTGGAACTACCGAAAAAAATCTTAAAAAATACCTCCTAGCTAAACTTGAAGAAACAAAGCCACAAATGAAATACCACAAGATGCAAGCACAAAAACCTATTTTCCTTCCGACAACACCTAAACTTACCGTTGGTGTTGAAAAGGAAATCTGCCCGAATCTTGTTGCTCTTGGCGAGAGAGCTGCTTTTGTGAAGGATGTTGTTCATTACTACACCTACCGTCACCGTAAGAACTCTATTGCTGGTGGTGTTGTTGATGAAGATGGAGAACCAGTCACAGGCTTTCTAAGCGTCGTTCGTAGCGATGGACGTATCCCAACGCCTGCTGACACACTTGGAGCCAACACAGGGCGATATAGACACCGTATTGTGTGCAACATCCCTCGTGTTACATCACTGTATGGGGAGAACATGCGTGGATTGTTTGGCAGTGGAGATGGTTTGTGGCAGCTAGGCTACGATTTTGCCAGCCTTGAGGCCCGTATTATGGGGCATTACGTCATCCCATATAAAGATGGTAAATCTCTTGCTGAAGCACTTGTGGCTGAAAAGCCGAACGATATTCACAGTATCAATGCAAAGAAACTTGGTATTGATCGAAGTGCAGCAAAATCATTTTCATATGCAGCCATTTACGGAGCACAGCCTAAGAAGTTAGCTAAGATGCTAGGCATCACAGAAGCCGAAGGCAAGCGCCTTTTCAATGAGTATTGGGAGGCTGTGCCAGCACTGAAAGAACTTAAAGAATCTGTTGAACAAGAGTGGGAGTCTTATGGTAAAAAGCATATCCGAGGTTTGGATGGTCGTCTTCTTAACACACGGTCAAAGCACTCACTAATCAATGTGCTGTTTCAGTCTGGTGGGGCTATTAGCGCAAAGTGGTCTGCTGTGTATCTTGCAAAATGGTTAGAAGATCGTAACCTTCTTGGTGATCCTCTAAAGCACTCTAAGGATCAACCGAAGGTGTGGTTTATGATTCACATGCACGACGAACAACAGTTTGCTGTCCATCCTTCTCTCATGAAGGTGAAGGCTTTCAAAACAGAGGATGAAGCAAGGGCTGCTTTGGTCGATGGTTGCAGTGCTATTGGACATGGCAGCAAGGGACCATACATCGGCTATAAGACCGCGCCAGTTGAGGCGATTGAGGCGGGCATCAAACAGGCAAACAGGTTCCTACACCTTAACGTGGAACTTGGTTTCGAGTGGGTTCCTGGCCTAAATTGGGGGCAGTGTCATTAATAAAACGCTTGACAATCTGCGCAGTATGCTCTACAATGTAGTTATGAGTTGAGAAGTGGTGGTAGTTTTATCGCTAGGTAGTTGGCTCAAAGGCAGCCATCTTTAATGAGTGGGACAAGTGCATGTAGTGACGTTGTACAGCAGAGAAGGGCATCAATCTGCTGGAAAGTTCAATAGTGCCGTGGTAAGGAAAGTAAACGGAGAATGGGTAGTTCGGTGGCTGAGTCCCGCTGAACGGATACCTCACCGGCCATTGGTTACAGCAAGGCGGATTCGCTACCCGCCGAAGCAACGGGATAGCTTCCCTGAGAACGAGTTGCGCATGAGCCACATGGTAAGTACGGAGACACCCCGGAGACGGTAAGGTCGAAGTTCCCTTTGGCGTGATAGCACGCCTAGTGAGCATGGTGGTGAAGTTTTATAGGCCAGAACACCCTCATAAGGAGGGAGGAGAGGGTTCGAATCCCCGGCCACCATGTCTAAATAATGCTTGACAAGACTTTAAAAATGATGTAGGATGTGTTTCACACTGCGGGGTTAGTTCAGTTGGTAGAATTCCTGATTTCCAATCAGATTGTCGTCGGTTCGAGTCCGACACTCCGCTCCATGAGATTTGTAAGTTATTGCGGGTTCTAGTGGTTAGACACCGGCCTCATAAGCCAGTCGGAGGGGATGTTGTGGAAGAAAAGGTTTGCAGTTCTTGTGATAAGGTTCTTCCTTATAGCGCCTTTAGCAAAAAGACAGCGGCGAAAGATGGACACTCAAGTAAGTGCAAATCTTGTCATAATTTATATGTTCGTACCGTGTGGTATCCTAAAAACACATCTAAACATTTGGAATCTGTAAAAAATTATAAGAAGTCTAATCCGCTAAGGGTAAAGGCTTGGGGGCTTGGAGTTAGTTATGAAGAGGTAGCCGAACTATTCAACTCTGAAGATCCTGCTTGTCAGGTTTGTGGTTCTAAAGAAAACATATGTGTAGATCACTGTCACAAAACACAAGTCGTGAGAGGATTATTGTGTAGAAACTGCAACACTGCTATAGGTATGTTAGGCGATGACCCAATAACCGTTATACCAAAGTTAGACACTATTAGGAATTATCTAGAAGCTTTTGTTAAAAGAACAAGTGGGTAGATGAGAGAAAGTTAGACTCTTTCGCCCGCATCCATTTCAACTGGGGAATCGATAAAATGATTGCGAAGAAAAACTTTAAACTGCGTGACCGAGTAGTAATTCGCCGCGTTGGTGGCGATCCCCTAGAAGGGGCACTCGGGACAATCCAAGGAACGTCGGTTGTAGACGTAACAGATTTTTACATCGTTTTGCTAGACGAGCCGACAGCAACTCATCTGGCGATTTGCATGACAGAAAGTTGTTTAGATTTGGTGGATGAGTAGAGGTCGGATTTTATTGCCGGAATGGCTCAATCGGTAGTGATCCCAAGCTCAGGAGCCAGAACAAAGGGAGAGTGGCTGAGTGGTTTAAGGCAGCGGTCTTGAAAATCGTCGGGGAGAAATCCCCCGTGAGTTCGAATCTCACCTCTCCCGCCAAGTTTTAAATGGGTGTCTTGATGCTATGGCGTGTGCATCGGCGGACTGTAAATCCGTCCCCTCGTGGTAAACGTTCTTGGTTCGAATCCAAGGGCACCCACCAATTAAGTTATTGGAGAGTGGAAAGGAATAATCATTTGTGGTTAAACCCCAAGCCCAATAACTTTATTTTGCTCCTATAGTTAAGTGGTATAACCTTGGCTTTGTAACCCAATATCGTCTGTTCGATTCAGACTGGGAGCACCAGTAATGCGGGTATGGTGGAATTGGTAGTCACAACAGACTTAAAATCTGTCGCCATATGGCGTAAGGGTTCGAGTCCCTTTACCCGTACCAGATTTATAGTAATACTGACTCTGTGCAGCATACATTGCCGAGGATAGTTATGAAGGTGCTTAGAAGCAACCATAGGTTTGCACTGAAGTTGTTCCTGTGTAGCGTCGGATTTGTATTTGTTCTGTGGCTCATTCTATTTCTGGTCATCCTTTCAGAAGATAGGGTGGAATACAGCGCGGCATACACTGTTAGGCCGGAAATCACAGATAACACATTTATTCAGTATAAATGGGTGAATATCCCTCCCTGTGTTGGGCTTGGAAAGGATTGTGAGGTTATCCCTGATTTCTATACGGAACACCCTGTGGTAAATACAGTGCCTGAGCCGAGCAGTCTTTTGTTGCTGGTGTTACCTCTTATTTATAGCTTGAGGTTGAGAAGTAAATGAAAGCAACCCCTAAATCCTGTTCATGCCGTCATTGCACATTTGGTAAAAGAACAAAGCATGGGCAGTTTATGAAGAAATACGACGAACGTAAATACCGTCACAAGGCTAAACAAAAGATTGCATCTGGTGAAGAAGTTATTGACATTGTACCAAAAGGCAACTATTATGACTGAACTTTGAGAGTTACAGAGAAGATCACTAGAGTGGGATAGGAATTGTGTTGCCAAGGCGCCCTCTGGAACACATACCTAGGAAAAGGCCCATGCTGATGAAACCAGACTCTAACGGCATCCCCGGTGACGGTGAGTGATCTTCTTTGTAACCATTAAAGAAATTGACCACGTAGCTTAAATGCAAGAGCCAGATTCTTCTAAAATCTCAGGTGAAAGTTGGAATCTTTCCGTGGTCGCCAAACAAAAGTGGTGTAGTTTAATGGTAAAACGGCGAGCTTATACCTCGTAGCGACAGATAATCGGCTAATCTCGGTTCGACTCCGGGCACCACTACTCTTACAGGATCATGTATAGTTGTTTAACGTAAGGAGAGAAGATGAAAATTCGTGAATCGCTTTGGGCTGTATATAATAAGAATACCAAGTCTGTAATTCGTCTGTGCGAGACTCGGGATATTGCTCGAAAACACAAACGTAATTATGGTGGTCTTCAACACAACATCACTATCGTTAAATATGTGCCAACTGTGGAGGTGCGATGATTTGATTGTCTGATAGATCCTGAGTGTAAGACTCGTAAGAAAGAGTTAATTTTAAAAGGAATATAAATATGTTTGATGTATATGGTAGCCAGCAAAGCCAAAAAGAAAGCAAACAAGTAGTCCAGTATGATGAACTGAATAAGTATGTTGTGGAAACTGCTGGTCTTCAAGACCGTGAAACTCTCGTAGGCTATGTGTCGATGATTGTTGATCTTGGCACTCAGAATCAACCAGACGCTGAAGTTGTTTTCACCGGCAACGAGAACGATGAGAAGGAAGAGTTTGCTAAGAATCCTAACACCTATTTTAAGGATGGCTTTGATCAGCAAAGCAAGAAACAAGTGCGGTTTAAGTGCTGGCCTCAAAAGCCTGTACAGTGTGTTGCAGTTGCGGTCGATTTCCCAGACATCATGATCGACAAGGGGCAGTTCTTCGGTAATTCAGATCCCAAACCTCTTCGTCTGTGGCTTGGCGGACAGTTTTATAATACCACGCTGGGTAAGATGGTTGTTGCACGGCCAACTCCACTAAAGGTCAATAAGAAACTTGGTGATTGGGGCTTTGACCAGAAACATCTGTTTTACAAGATGGCTGTTGCTGACAAGATGATTAAGCCCGGAGAAGTGTTTGCTCCTAAGGACATTGACAAACTACTCGGTAAGGCTTTCCAATTCACCACGCAGGTGTTCTTCAAGGAAGGTAAAGACGGCAAGAGTTATTACACAGAATATATCAACTTTGTTGGTGCTCTAGGTCGTGGTCAAGCTGCCCCTGAAATCAAAACCACTCCTCTTTTGATTCAAATGAACAAATCAAATGATGAGCAGGCTGTGAAAGAAGTTCGTGCCCATGTCCTAAACACTTGTAGCCTCGCTTCCAATTGGGAAGGTTCTGCTCTCCAGAAGCAAGTGGAAGCTATTCGCTACAAGAATGAAGACGGTGATGCTCAGAAAGATACAAAGCCAGAACAGAAGCCATCAACAAACAAGGCTCCTGATGATGATTTTGACGATTTTGACTCGATTCCATTCTAAACAATGAAACCATGCTTTAAGTGCGGGGTTGAAAAACCCCTCACAGAATTTTACAAACATGCTAGGATGGCAGATGGACACCTTAATAAGTGCAAAAATTGTACTAAATCTGATGTGACCCATCGTAGAAGGACAAATCCGAAAGTTCAAGAGTACGACAGGAACAGACCAAACGCATATGAAAGAAGTCTAAGGCAGGCTCTGAAAGATAAAGAAAGATACTGCAATGATCCAGAGTTTAGGGAAAGGGTTCGTAAAGTCAAGAAATTGTGGGAGATAAAAAACCAACACAAAAAGGAAGCTCAACAGTCTGCAAATAACGCAGTGAGGGATGGCAAACTTGAAAGAAAACTTTCATGCGAACATTGTGGAGTTACCGATGTAAAACTCCACAAACATCATTGGTCTTATCTTCCTGAGCACCACTTAGACGTTACGTGGCTCTGCCCAAGGTGTCACGGAAAAGAGCATAAACGTTTAAATGAAATTGGAAGAGATCCCGACAAACCGTCTGCGCACATCCCTTTTTGATGCAACGCACAAAAGCCCCGAAAGGGGCTTCTATGGAGAATAGTATGAAAATTTCACCGTTCGGCATTGCGATGCTGATTGCCTTTTCTGTTATGATTGCTGCCAAGGTGTTCGAGATTGGTATTGGTGCTTCCCTTTCCTGGGTGATTGTAACGCTTCCACTGTGGGGTCCTCTAGTTGTTGTACTCAGTGTTATTGGGATTGCTTTCGCCCTAGCAGCTATTGGAGCACTTGGTAGTTACATCTACGGTACTATTACTAACAAGAAATAACAAGTTTAAGGAGAGAACTAAATGACCGAACAACAACTCACATTGTTTTATGAAATCTTGAACACAAAGAATTCTTGGGGTAAGAACGAAATTCGGCAAGTTTTGCTTGAAATTGTGGCCGGTATTCGTAAAGGAAATTAAGATGACTGAACAACAACTATTCGATGCCCTTGTCCAACAAGAACTCGCAGCACTGGCTGTAAAAGCTGAAGTGAAGGCCATCACAGAAGCAGCTAAAGAGGCGGACATTGACAAAGAAGACATCAAACTAATCAAGAAGGCTGCAAAGCTACACGCAAACACCAAGTTTGAAGAAATGCAGGCAGAGAACGAAGCTCTTATTGCAAAATATGAAGAACTCGTTAATGCCTAAGCCTTCGTCTGTGGCATAATTCAAGGGGGCTTTCCGAAAGGATTGCTCCCTTTTTCTTTATTGAAGGTTATATGACAAAACAATCTGCTGATGAAAACGTACAATATGAGTCTAGATACCCACTATCTAATGATCCAAATGATCCAAACAAAGCACCAAACAGAAAACGATATATTGTGAATGGACGTGTGCAGTGTTCTGCGTGCAAGAAATGGAAGTTAGTAGAAGAGTTTCATAAGGCAAAGAACATTGCTTTTGGTATCTGTGGCATTTGCAAGGAATGCGCAAGAGCAAGAGCAAAAGAGCACTACCAGAAACAAAAAGAAAAGTCTAAATATAGAGACGAGAATGGGAATCTCACTCTACCGAAAGCACGCCTGAGGCGTAAGTATGAGCGAGCAGATAAATATGAAAAGCATGTAGAGCAGTTTGGTCGAAAGGAGAACACTGATGAAAAAGCTGTATAGTTTCTTTTGGGATTGTGGTCGCATGGGGGATGTTGAGGGTCTGTTTATTGCAGAAGAATCTGAAGTAGATGCCGCCATCGGCTCACAAGTGTATTTTGGAGAGATTCTTGGAAAGCACTCTGATATTAGCGGAACGCTGTCTTCTGTCGATCTTAAAGTTATCTCTGACGAGCAAGACAGGATTGACTGGCTGCTAGGTATTGTTGGGCCTAATGTATCTGGCTATAATCCGCTGGATTATGTTCGGCCAGAGGAAGACGATGAATGAAAGCAATCATTGACATCGGAACAATCCTTGTTCATGCGGCATTGGCAGCACAAGAAACCAAAGTGGTTGTTACACATAAAAAGTCTGGACGACAGAAGGAATTTGACAACGCTACACAGTTTTGGGGGCATCACAGTAAGAAGGCTGGTGGATGGCTTCAATCAACAAACGATGCTCGCATTGAGAAAGGGTTGTCTCCGTTCTCTGTTGAGGATTTTGATGTAGATTCTCATACAAATCTAATTGATGGATTTGGCGCATCTCCAGAGGCTGTTGCATGTGGGAGGCTGAACAATAAGATTAAATCAATTACAGATAATGCTTGGTGTGATGACTACGTTATTTGTCTTGGGGTTGGAGAAAACTTCAGGTATGCTGAAGCACAGACACAACCATACAAACACGGACGTTCTCCTAAACCACTGCTCATAGAATATGTCAAGGAATACCTGATCCGCAAGTATAAGAGCAAACTTGTTATCGTGCAGGATGTTGAAGATGATGATATTGTCTCTAGCATCTTGTGGCAAGATTGGATTAAATCAGGAAAGGATCACTCTAGATTATCAACAGTTGGTGTTTATGTGGATAAGGACATCAAACAGATTCCTTGCTGGCATTACGATTTTGACAACCCTCAGGACGGTTTAGCTAAAATTACAGAGGAACAAGCCCACCGTTATTTTGCAACTCAGCTTCTGTGTGGGGATTCCACCGACTCCATCCCACCGCTCCCAGCGTTGGATGACTCCCTTGCAAAAGAATGGGGTGTTCGTAAGACAAAAGGTGTGGGTAAAAAGACCGCTGAAGCGATTTTAGATGGTCAGACACCTCAAGGTATGTACGAACGTGTTTCAGAGGCTTACAGGGCTTATTACGGCCCTGAAAAGAAGAGTTTCACAACGTTCCGAGGCGATGTTGTGCAGTGGGATTGGATGGACCATCTAAATGAACGTTTCCAGCTCCTACGGCTTCGTCGTGATGTATTACATCCTGTAAGACACGTTAAGGACTTTCTAGATGAGCAGGGAGTTCCTGTATGAAAGAACCCTGGATTAACTACCCACACATCTGGAAAACTAAGGCTGCTTTTATGAGTTTCCTTCGCGGAGGGATTCGTAGAGCTTTGTGGAACAGAAGCCCTATTAAACTGGAGTTCATCCGAAAGAACAGGATCAGAATTCCAAACCCTAATCCAAGGGGGCGTGTTGCTGAGGTCTGGGGAGCTATTTGTGGGGTTTGTGGTGGCGAATTCCTGTTAAAAGATGTTGAGGTAGATCACACCATTGGCAACCACTCTTTAAAGGATTTAGACGATCTACAGCCCTTTATTGAGGGTATTGTCTGCGTGTCTGAAGGGGACTTGTCTTTCGCATGCAAGCCCTGCCACAAGTGCAAGACCCATGCGGAGAAGATGGGAATCTCTTTTGATGAGGCATTTGCGGAGAAAGAGGCCATCAAAATCCTCAAGGAGAAAAAAGACTTGACGTGGCTAGAGGAACGTGGCATAGTGGCGTTGCGCTCACAGAAGGCTCGTAGAGAGCAGATAGTGAAACAAATCCTTAAGGAGAGAATTAATGAAAGATGTCACTAATACTATTACTATCAGCAAGACTGAATACTATGATCTTGTTGAACAAGCAACTTGGGCAGATGCTCTAGATTGTGCAGGCGTGGACAATTGGGATGGATACGAGAATGCTAAACAGATCTTTGAAGAGATGTACGTAGAACAAGAGAAAGGAGAGCGTTAATGAAAGTCCCGAATAAGTTTTGGTTTTACCACCACAGTGATGAAAGTATTATTTATCTTGCCACCAAATATGAGAGTGAGTATGTAATCTCCGGGGGCGATTTGCAGTCGAACACTACGTTCTCAGAACGTGAAGTTGATGGCTTTGTTCAATGTCATCATTGGATTCTTACTGTACCTGATAAATTTAAGGTGCGAGGACTTCTCACTGGCAGTATTTACGATCTGTGCAAAGATGCCAACAACCTCTATGTTATGACTGGTGGGCAAATCACTCTTCGAATCTTCCACCGTGAAGAGGAAGTGTTTGATTCTTTATATGGTGAGAATCCCGTGTGGGAAGTTTATGTAGAAGAGAAAGTTGAAGAACAAATTAAAGATCTAGCCGCACCAGATACCTTTAAGTTTCGTCATTGGTCCGATTGCGAACACAATGGAACTATTTTTTCAGCAATTCGCTGTAATGATGGTTACATGGTTGAATGGGTAGGTGGCGATACTAGGGAATCTTGTAAAAGGATGTACAACAATGCAGAGGTAGAATGTTATCTGTCATATGGAGATTGGATTATGGTTAAAGAAGTCTCTGCAAAAGAGGATTTTTCTGATAAGAAACCATCCGCTAGGAAACTTATTTCTATCAACGTAAATTCTGTCCGTGCCGCTGCCGAATTTGATGTTGCAAATAACAAGCACACAATTAAAAAGGATCTTTCTGTAGAAGAGATTGAACAGGAAATTCTCAAGTACATTCGTGAAATGTATTCTAGTCTGATGTCCGGTGAGTTTGATTGGGGATATAGAGTAATTGGAACACGAAGTTATATTGTCCGTTTCCAAGCCGAAGACGAGAATTACGGAGCAATCTCTGTAGAAGTTGATCCTTCCATTGGAATGCCTTCATTCTACGCTTCGGTAGAAGACTTTCTTAATCAAAGTTAATACAATAAAAGGGGATGATTAAAATATGTCTATCTTCATTATTCGGAATAGTGATACAAAGGAACCGTGGATAGCCGGGTCTGGTAAGAGTGCATGGAGAACAAAAGGTGCGGCGAAGAACGCATATATCTATCGCGGCTATTCAGGCCCGGAAGACACAAGACCATATAAAATTGGCAGATACGGTAATGAAATTCTAAAATTTGATGAGCAGAACGTTTATGAGATTATAGAAGTAAGAGAAAAACAAGAGATTATTCTAGATAGAGCTTTAGAATTACTCTCAGTGGCAGAGTGCCTTTTACACGGACATGATATTGTTGATGAAATTCGCAGTTTTATTGAAGAAAATAAATAAAATGTAGAGTTTAATACAGACACAACAGAAATGGGGATGAAAGTCCCCATTCTTGGGAGGATATTATGGCAGCGTATGCTTACAAGTATGTCAGGGATTACATTCCACCATTTATCACAGATAACATGGAAGACTATGAAGGTGAAGCAAACTACGATGGAGATATGTGGGATGCTGCTCACGAGTATATTTGTGCTCTTGAACAAGAGATTGCATCCCAATATGAAATCACAAAGACTGCACACAACCCCAATCTTCTAGATTGGCTTAAGAATAGACCAAACACTTATTATTGTGGCGGTCCTACGATCAAGGAGAGTAAATGGCAGGTAAGACAATCTGTGTCATCGGAGACACCCAAGTAAAACCCGGACAAAACCTAGACCATCTGGAGCACGTTGGGCGATATATTGCTGATAAGCGCCCAGATATTATCGTCCAGATTGGGGACTGGTGGGACATGCCCTCGTTGTCCTCATATGATAAAGGCAAAGCATCTTTTGAGGGGCGTCGTGTCAAAGAGGATATTGAGGTCGGGCATGAAGGTATGCGGCGAATGATGGAGCCAATCAAAAAACTACAACAAAGCCAGCGATATTTCAAGAAGAAAGTCTATTCTCCACGGATGGTTATGACACTTGGTAATCACGACGAAAGATTGGACAGAGCAGCTAATGATAATCCTGAGCTTGTTGGATTTATTGGAACAAAAGAACTCAACATTGAGCAATACGGATGGGAAGTGTATGAGTTTCTAAAGCCTGTCAATATCGAAGGAATTAACTTCGTCCATTACCTTGCAAACCCGATGTCTGGCCGCCCCTATTCAGGGAGTGCGTCAGGGATGCTGAAGACTGTTGGTGCATCGTTTGTTATGGGTCACAAGCAAGTGTTGGATATTGCCATCCGAACAACATTAGAAGGTAAGAACCAGATCGGGATTATTAATGGTCGTACATACCCTCATCGAGAAGAGTACAAAGGGTGGCAAGGTGGAAATGACACATTCGCTGGTATCACAATGCTGTATGAAGTGAAAGACGGGTTTGCTCTACCTTCATTTATTTCTCTAGACTTTCTGAAAGAGCGTTATGGAGGTAGTACTTGACACAATTCGGACGAGTGTGTAATATACATGTACTTGTCCAACAAGGAGGTGATGATGGAAGAAGAAATTGTAGAGATTAACCGAGAGGCTGTAAAAGAACTTGCTGAAGGTATTCTAGATTATCTTGAGACTCAGCAAGATAAGTATAACGCAATGGAAATGGTATATGCTCTTATTGCCATATATGAGAGCATGGTTCTTACTGTGCAAGATTTCCTCAAGGGAGAATAAATATGGTGGAATTGGGTACTAAAAACAAGAACACTTGGACAGATAAGCACTACTCGTTTGAATACACAATCTCCCTGCAAGATGTAGATCGTGGGAGCATTAAGGTCGATCCCTACTTCGTTTCAAAGCAATGGCAACTCGGAAAGAAGGATGATACTGGAACGATCTTCCACATTCTAAAGACCATTGCGCGCTTTGGGGACAAGAATAGCAAAGAACGTGAAATCAAGGCTCTGTACGCACAAGTGAAACGTCTGGCAGAACTGGAATTCGTTGATCTGGATTAAGAGATATTAAGGAGAGATGATGTCTGATATTGAACGTAAGATGGCCTCTGTACAAAAGATTGCAGAGATTAAACCTATCGAAGGGGCTGACCGAATTGTGGCATATCGCATTAATGGTTGGTGGGTTGTTGATTCAAAAGACAAGTATGAAGTTGGTGACTATGTTGTGTTCTGCGAAGTGGATAGCTGGATTCCCCACGAACTAGCCCCGTTCCTTAGTAAGGGTAAAGAACCTCGGGAGTTTGAAGGTGTGAAGGGGGAACGTCTAAGGACAGCGCGGCTTCGTGGGCAACTAAGTCAGGGGCTTATTCTTCCTATCCCCGACAGTTTTGTTAAACTAGAGGGCATGGATTGTACGGATGCACTTGGTATCCAGAAATGGGAGCGCCCTATCCCTGCACAACTTCGTGGGCTGATTAAAGGAAATTTTCCTTCTGAAATTCCTAAGACGTGTCAAGAACGTGTTCAGAACATTAAGATTGAAGAATATGCAGGTCAGACCTATGAGGTCACTGAGAAGTTGCACGGCTCAAGTCTATCGTGCTTTCTAGACAAGAATGGAGAATTCCATGTATGCTCTCGAAACTTAGACTTGAAATTTGATGAAAACAACGCTTATTGGAAAGCTGCTATCAAATTTGATGTTGAAGGAAAGATGCGAGCAGCAGGACTGGCTGGTGTAGCAATCCAAGGAGAACTATGTGGTGTAGGAATCAACGGAAACAATTATAACCTAGGACTTGACTGGTTTGTTTTCGACGTTTATGTTGTTGGTGAGGGGTATATGCCTCCAAAGAAACGGAGGGATCTTGTGAATCTTTTGGGGCTTAAACACGTACCTGTCGTCAGTGTTGATAGTCAAGTAACCCAAGACATTCCTACACTTCTTGGTATGGCAGATGGAAAGTCTTATATTGCTGAGTGTCTTCGTGAAGGTTTTGTTTATAAGTCTGAGGACGGCAGTAAGAGTTTTAAAGTGATTTCAAATGAATGGCTTTGTAGGTACGAATAAGGAGAAAATATGCTTTACGTTTATGATGCTGATGATATGTACAAGGATGTCTCTTTCTTCAATCTAGCTGCAAAGGGCACAGAGCCTGTCTATAGCCCTAACGCACAAGAAACTTTTGATCGCCTTGAACGTCAGCTTGCACTGGTGCTTGAGGAAGTGTCTGAAGCTGCTGTATCTATTAAAGATAAAGATAAGCCTGAAATCCTAAAGGAAGTGCTGGACATTGGCGTTGTTTGGATGGGGATGCTACAGATCCTTGAAAATGCCGGATACGATGTATGGGCAGCAGCGCGGGACGTTTGTGATAATAATAATTCTAAAATCATGAGCGACATTGAAGATGCCGTAGAGTCCGTTGAGAAGCATTTTGCAGATGGTGTAGAGGCATACGTTGACACTACTAAAGTATATGGGGGGGAGTATTTCTCTGTTCGTCGTAAGAAGGATGGGAAGATCCTGAAGCCTTATTTCTTTAAGAAGGCCGATGTGTCTGATTATGTCCCCAATGTGCATTGATATTCGTAAAGGAGATAATAATGACGAGTGAAGAGATTCTTGTACAACTTAAGACAGGTTATGAAGAGGAACTTGAAGTTCCTGATGGCTTTGAGGTTGTAGAAGAAGGAGATTGGATTCAAGATTATAAGTATCAGCTTTGTGATATTTATGTTCAGCATAAGGAGTCTGGAAAGTATTTCTGTATCCAATTGTGTCGCGCCGGATCTTATTTCAGCGACTATGAGTATAGTGATCCAAAGTTCTACGAGGTTAAACGCCTAGAAAAAACTAAAGTCGTTGTCACTTGGATGCCTGCATAAAGTGCTTGACAAAACATAACAATTTGGTGTATATTTAAGCCCTACCTCGGAGAAATGGGGTGGGGCTTTTATTTAAGGAGAATAAATAATGGGTGATCTTTATGTAGTGGTTACTTGGGAGAACGGTTCTCCTCAACTTTGTTATGGTATTGGACGAGAGCCGTTTATTGGACCTCTTCAGGCTGCTATTGAAGCACGGAATGATCTAATGCAGGGGTGGCCTGATCATAGGTATGCTGTAGCAAAGTTGGAGTTTGTTAATGTCTGAAGCGAAACTGCTTAAATACAGCATTTCTCCTAGCGGGAAGAAGATTGCAACATTTGAGATTTACTTGCCGAAGGTGCTCCTTGCAGAGTATAATACACATTCTCTAATTGCCCGTAATTTCTCAAGTTCCAGAGCCATCCCCGTTGGACGTAACAATGAGATTGAGTCATTCTATCCCAGTTATTGGGGAAAGAACCAATCCGGTATGGTGGCTAAAGATGAAGAGATTGATGATATTGCTTCAGCAGATGAGGCTTGGTGTATTGCAATCGAGTCAAGTAAGTATTATTCAAAGAAATTGTCTGATCTAGGTCTGCATAAGCAATGGGCAAATCGTCTGAATGATTGGCACACAATGGCGAAGGGCGTTACTACAGCAACCGAGTGGAACAATTTTCTGTGGCTTCGTAATTCCGAAGATGCACAGCCAGAAATCAGGGAACTAGCCGAACAAATTGAATATCTGCTGAAAGCAGAGCAACCATACAAACTAAGCCCCGGAGAGTGGCACCTTCCTTACATTAATAGAGAACGTTGCAGTATCTCAGGAGAGATTCATTACTATGATCCTCTGACTGAAGATAGTCTCGATCTTGAGACAGCAAAGATGATTTCTATGGCACGATGTGCAGCAGTGTCTTATCGCACAGATAACATCGGAATTGAGAAAGCGCAAGACATTTACGCTAAACTGTTTAGCGGGAGTAAGGTCCATGCTAGTCCCGCAATGCACCAAGCCACGCCTATGTTAGAATGGAAAACGTTTGATCAAAATGTTCTTTACATGCAAGCAACAGAGGGTGTAACGCATATTGATAAAAAAGGTCGTTGCTGGAGCGGAAACCTTCAAGGATGGGTTCAACAGCGCCAACTACTATCCAACCACTATGTAGAGGGATAATATGGCATATATTAATATCAGTCTAGCAGACTTAATGACAATTGATGGCTTTCCAGAAGCATACGGAGAGAAGAATAAAGATGCCCTAGAAGCAATCCTATATGGTTGTGGTGTAGATGTCAGTAAAGATTATGAATGGCATTATTGCCAACATAGGCGAATTAATAATGAGATTGTTACTTGTGATCGTCTAGAAGGGCATGAACGCTTTGACAGAGAGTGGTTGGACAGTGGATATTCTTCTTACGATGCAAGGATTGATAGTTACAAGGATATTGACTTCCGTGTGGAACTACGTAATATGATGCACATTCATTGTGTGGATATGGCATTTAATGACAATGAGGATTAAATATGCAAATTGACCTTCAACAGACCTCCCATGAGATTTGGGAGAAAAAGTACCAACTACGAGACGCCCATAATCAGGCAGTTGATAAAAACGTCGAGGACACTAAACGTCGTGTAGCCAAAGCACTAGCCTCTCTGGAGGAAAACAGTGGGTATTGGGAAGAAAAGTTCCTATGGGCGCTTGAACAGGGAGCAACACCGGCAGGACGGATTATGTCGAATGCTGGTGCAGGAGAACACAAACCTGCTGTGAGCCTTATCAACTGCACGGTTAGTCAAATTGTTGGCGATAGCATGGATGGCATTCTAGATGGTGTTAAGCAATCTGGACTAACGCTTACCGCTGGCTGTGGAATCGGTTATGAGTTTAGTACCCTGCGTCCAAAGAATGCTTTTGTTCGTGGTGCCGGTGCATACACATCTGGTCCAATTCCTTTCATGGATATCTATGATAGCATGTGCTTCACCGTATCTTCCGCTGGTGGTCGCAGAGGTGCCCAAATGGCCACGTTTGCAATCTGGCATCCTGATGTGGAAGACTTCATTCAAGCTAAACGTGAAGATGGTCGCCTTCGTCAATTCAATATGTCGTTGCTTATTGATGACGAATTTATGGAAGCTGTTAAGGCAGGGGAAGAATATCCACTTGTCTTCCCTGTGAAGACTTATGAGATTGAGCAAAGTCTTATTGAAGAAGGGCAGTGTGTTTGGAAGAAGCGTTTTTGGGAAAAGGATTATTGCCTATCTGAAAACTACATCGTCAATAGGAACGATGAAATTCTTTGCAAAGTTTATCGTAAAGTGAATGCTCAAGACCTGTGGGATCTGGTTATGAAATCTACGTATGATTTCTCAGAGCCCGGGTTCTTGATGATTGATCGCATTAACGAATATAATAATAACTGGTTCTGTGAAGAGATTCGTGCAACAAATCCGTGTGGTAGGTAAATTTGCCTCACGTTAAAAACCATGTGAATTCGGTGGAAATCTAGAACAGACAATACCGAGCCAAGCCTAAGCAGATCTGTAATGGGAGAATCGCCAAGCATAAGCAAGCGCGGCTATGCTGTTACAAACTCTTAGGAAGGTGTAGAGACTACTCGTGATGAGTGTAACGAGGTAGCTACAAGCGTAGCGAAGTGCATGGCTTCCTTATGGAAGATGATATAGTCCGATCTTGCTAGGGATAGCAAGCAGCTTGAATAAAGCGGGTTAAGTCTAGCGAACTTAATTGAACGTATTGGAACAACCCCTGCCACCAGAAGGCTCTTGTCTTCTTGGCAGTATCAATGTAGCACTATTTGTAGAAGATCCTTTTACAACAAATGCTCGTTTTGACTGGGAGCGTTACGAGGAAGTAGTGCGAGTATTTACACGAATGCTTGATAATGTCGTGGATATTAATGGCCTTCCCCTAGAAGGACAGCGACGGGAGATTAAATATAAGCGTCGCCACGGTATGGGAATTCTAGGTGTTGGTAGTGCAATGAGTCTGTTGGGTATGCAGTACGGGAGCGAGGATTCTGTATCTTTCGTTGAAAAACTCATGGAACGGATGGCAGTGATTGGCTTTGAAGTTGGTGTTGATCTGGCTATTGAGAAAGGTCCGGCACCAATTTTTGAAGATTACACAGAGATCGGTGGTAATCTTGAAAGCAATAAAACTCTGTGGGCAAGTGGTAAGTACATGCAGCGAATTTGGGAAGTAGCTCCGCATCTTAAGGCAAAGGCTATCCAACATGGTTGTCGTTTCACTCACCACACGTCTATTGCCCCAACTGGCACTATTAGTCTTTCGTTGAATAATAATGTCAGCAATGGTATTGAGCCTTCATTCTCGCACAAATATACTCGTAACGTAATCGTTGCAGGTAAGAAGTCGAAGCAGGCTGTGGATGTGTATAGTTATGAATTACTACTATATAAGCACATCACCGGCAAGGACGATGTTCCAGAGAGTTTTAGCACCTCTGATTCTGTTAGTATTAAAGGTCACGTAGATATTCAAGCTGCCGCACAGCGGTGGTGTGATAGTAGTATTAGCAAGACTATTAACGTACCCTCTGATCTATCTTTCGAAGACTTCAAGGAAGTGTATCTGTATGCTTACGAACAAGGTTTGAAAGGTTGCACAACTTTCAGATTTAATCCTGAGGCATTTCAAGGCGTCCTCGTAAAAGAAGATGATCTAGAAAAGACTGAGTATGTCTTTAAACTTGAGGACGGGTCAGAAATTTACGCACGAGGTAATGACACGATTTTATACGCTGGCGAGGAACACACGGCTGCAAACCTGTACGACTCTATTAAGGAGGGCTATTTTGGCAAGTTTTAATATCACAAAACAGATCGTTTCTGTGCGTCTTGGTGATGGGGCGAAAGCCCCTGTTGAAGACACTTCTGTTATCGTTACAGATGTCAAACTTCCCACAGATGCTGAAGCTAGACTAAAGACCTTGAAGGCGGAGGGTAAGAAGTGGTATCTCACTGTGGCCTACCATCCAGACTCAGAACTTCCTTTCGCCCTATTCTGCCATACCAATCACAAGGAAAAATCAGCACAAACTTCTGATGCCGTGGTAAGGCTGATTTCTCTGGCGAGAACTAGCGGGATTCTTGAGGAACACGTTAAAGGTCTTGAAGATAAGATTGAGCAGGATAACAACGTATCAAAACTAACACGAGTTATCAGTCTTCTACTTCGTCATCGCGTTAAGATTGCACGTATTGTCCGGGAGCTTGACAAGATGGAGGATATTTATGTAGGATCTTTCCTCTTCCAAATCAAGAAGTTTCTATCTCAGTATGTAAAAAATGGGGAGGTTGTTGAAGGAGGCACTTGCTCCGAATGCGGGAGTTCTCACCTAATCTACTCTGAGGGCTGCATGCAATGTGCTGACTGCGGCTCGTCCAAGTGTGGGTAACTTGTAAGTAATCAAGCCCGCCTTGTGCGGGCTTTTCTTTTGTGAAAGTGCTTGACACACCTGCCTAAGTGTGAGACTATCTCTCTACACCAACCAACAGTTAGGAGAACATCATGCAACTAGAGATTAAAAGTACGTTTATCTTCACCTTCTCTGATGAAGAATTTCGTCTATTTTTAGGAGGAATTGGTGAAACATCCGTTAATTCCCGAATTGATGCAGGGATGACACTTGAGCAATCTCAATTCTTTGCAGAACTGTATGATAAACTTCGTAACAGGGTGTAGAATGATTATCTATATCATTGAGGCTTATGAAATGGATGGTCGGAGTTACACATGGGGAGATACAGCCTACCCCTCAAAAGATGCAGCTAGGAAAGTTGCTAGAGAACTGGATGCTGATTTCCCTGACCTTGAGTTTGTTGCTAATGAATTCACTCTCGACCTGACAGATTTTCAGAAGGCACAAGAAAATGTCCAATGACGAACGATTTGTAAAGATTGATTACCTCACTCTAGAGGTTGGGGATCCTGTGTATTTGCTGCATGGGGCATCTTATGAGTTTCTAGGAGAGGTATGCGAATTTGATGCAGGGCATGTTCGTGTAGGAACTTGTGAGTATGACATTCCGTACATTCAAGAATGTTACACAATTAACAAGAATTTTTATAATCCTCACAAGCCAGAGTATTCCGTTAAGAAAATGGAGTTTCCTAAGAAGGTCTTGACGAACGAAGAGATTTATGAGATGCTTACTTACGACGTAGCCCTCTTGGGTCTGAGCAAGAAGGCTGTGCGTAAGATTGAAAAAGCTGTGCTTGCCAAAGTCTATAAAGGAGAGAGTAAATGATTACCACCCCGGTTAGGTTCTTCCACAAAGAAACAGGGTTGCGTGTTGAGGCTGTAGAAACTCCTGTAAATCTTTGCGGGGATAAAGACGATCCGTGTAAGTGTGTACTCTTTCATAAAGAATGTCATGGCATCTGCCTTAATGTGGGGATTGTTTTGGGATGTAGTGTGTATTTCAAAAGGGTGGCAGATGAAAATCGGTGATACAATTGCCATTCCGGGACATGGGGAGTATAAGTTGTCTATGGGCACTTGTATGTGTTTTGGTTGTGTGGCATTTAGTGATATCAAACTGTGTGAAGCCCTTCCAAACTCTTACTGCACTCACCCAAGGGACTCTCATGGTAATTTCCCTGATATCATCTTCTTAAAAGTGGAGAAATAGTTATGACTTGGCTTGCTTTTACTCTTGGTCTTGTTATTGGTAGCCTTGGGATTCTGATGTGGATTTTCATCTTTAGTTGGTACGATGATGAAAATGATCTTGACAGCGAAGATGAATACGTAGATAATACACCTACTTTCCGATGAACGAGGAGTTGTACAATGAACCCGTATGATATAATCTACGACCTTAACGAGGAAGTTACTAAACTAACTCGACAACTAGAGGTTGCAAAAGCAAGCCTCAATAAGTGGGAGTCTGTGTTTGGTCATCTCGGAACGCCGGATGAAGTGGGTAATGAATGGGCGGCAATGTCTGATCGCCTAGAAGCGGTTGAGAAAGAGCGCGACACCCTGCGCGCCAAGATAAAGCAGATGGAGAATCAAGAGCCGGTTTGGTTTATTGACGAGCGCGGTGAACCCAAAAGGTATCACAAGAGCAAAGCTGACTACTGTAAATACGGTGGCCTTGACTTGCTCTACGCCCTCCCCGGCGCAAAGGAAGAATGAAATGACCAAAGACAAATTCCAACGAGAAGAACGTTACCTCGTGTTCAAGCTGGCGGATG